TGAACTATCATAACAAATATAATCACAACTATTTTGTCATATTATGTCGAAATGAAATAAAAAAGACACCCTAAGGTGCCTTCCTCCGACTTGAACCACTTTAATTTTAATAATATGTATTGGACTCCCGTCCAAACATTATTTTACTACCTTAAGTAATGTCAGTTGTTAAGAAAAAAAGGCACTCTTTCGAGTACCTTTTTCCTATTCTACTTTTAAATTAATTTCTTTACCTGTCATACCGCCACTAGCTTTTAAGAAAAGTCCTTCAGCATCTTTTGGTATATCAAATACAATTTTCCCTGTCTGTGTTAGACCAGGATTTAATTGTTTTAAGAAGAAGTCAGTTTTTCCACCGTTAGCTAAGTCAAAAGATGATTGACCTTGTACAGAAGATGTGAATTCACGACCTTTGTTATCTACCAATTTAAAGCTGTTAGTATCAACAGTGATAGCGTCTTTTTGATTATTAGTAAGTGTAACTTCTAAAATCTTAAAGACACCTTGTGCTTGTTCTTTTGAGTATTCATTACCCACAGAATCTACTGTTTCCATAGATCCTACAGAGATTTTCACATCAGAAGATACACCTTCTTTTGATACAGCTTTAGTGTCTGTTGAAGTTTTTTCTGATGAATCTCCGCCACCAGCAACCATAGCAATTATTCCGATTACAAATAAAGCTATAATGCCCAGGCATCCAAACTTAAATATTTTTCCCACGTTTGTTCCTCCAATTATGTAAAATGTAAGATTGCCACGTTAATAATAACAAATTAAATATCTTTATATTGTCATATTATGTCGAAAGGAAATAAAAAGATAGTTTAGAAGTTTTAGACTATATTTCTGTCCTATAATTTATTTTTCCCATCTATCTCTTATTCATAAAGAAAAGACACCCAAAGGTGCCTTCCGACTTGAACCACTTTAATTTTAATAATATGTATGGGACGCCTATGCAATATATTGTATTACACTGGTGTATGTGGTCGTGGATAAAATAGAAAAGAAATCTTTGTTTAATTGATTTCTTTTCTATTCAGTTTAGAAGTAATTTTCATTTTCGATATTTTACAAATCGAAAAATGGTAGATGACGAATGATTATATGGGTTTACTTAACAAGGATGTAACTATAATTTAGAATTTAATAAAGTATCACCATTAAAGAAACGTATAGACTTCACATCATCTAAATTGAGATAAATCACGCTTTCTTTACAAACTTGCCAACTTTCGTCTTCCTTATGCCTATATTTTGGACTAGCTAGAATTATTTCTTTGGTATTACTTTTATCTAGTTCAAAAGAAGAGCGTTGTAAATATCCTGCATAACTTTCGTCTTCAAAATGAACAATAATTAAAGGTGTTTCTTTTTCCAAACTGTAAATAAAGACTATTTCATCCCATAGATTATCAAACGGTGAAGCAGTGAATTTGAAAAATTTAATAAACTTATATAATCGCCCTTTGTCTCTTATAAAAGCAAGAAATACCGCAACTATAATTGTAAAAATTATTAAGCCTATACTATAAATAGCTACCCATTTAATTGTTTCATTGCTTAGTTCTTTAGTGGAAACTTCTGTGATTATTGTGTTTACATGATTAATAAACAAATAACTCAAGAAACCGGTATATATCGTATGAATAGCTAGCGTTACAGTTATGCTAAGAACAGTAAAATCAAAAGCCTCTCTTTTCTTAGTGGGAGTTAACTTTGAATAAATTTTTATGCATATAAATCCTGGTACTAATAAAATTATTATTGCATATAATTGAGCAATTGTCGGAACCATCTATTTATCATCCTTATCTTCTTGCTCAATCTGACTATCCTCGGTCTGTACCTCTAAAAATATATCAAACTTTTTCATTATATCTTCAGTGGGCTCATTAAAGCGAATAGAAGATCCTCTAATTGCTCTATTTTCTTCTTTTTTCTCTTTCATTCTCTTTCCTCCTAATGTAACTTTTATACCTGTACTTCTAATTCAACTTCATTGGCTATTGCTATTTTTGAGTACAATTCAATATCTTGATTAATCGCTTCAAAAGATACGGCTAAACAATATGGAACACTAGCCTCGGGATCTGTATTCCAGCCCATATGACCTATAATTGCTATGCAAAACCCTTCACTCAATTTATTTGAATCTATAACTGCCCAATCCTTTTGAATGGTACCACTCTTACGATTTACACCTGTAATAGCTCCCCAATCATCCCTTTCTCTAATATTCCAATTAAACAGTGGAGAATCATTCCCTAAAGAAGCCCCTTCATTTTCGCTTTGCTCAACCATTCTTTTAGCAAACTCTCCTGGAGTTTCATTTTGTTTACTAGTTTGCCAGTCTAACCATGTAGATAAATATCTCCTTCTATGTCTACGGGTACGTCTCGGTTCGGCTTTGTAAGATAAACTAATGTCTACACGAATTTTATATTCATCAACTGGTTTACGAAGTTCTTCTGGAATTTTCACTTCATATATATGTACTTGTCTCCCTTTAATCAGTGTTTCTCCATTCGTAATTAAAGTAATTCGATAATCCGAATTTTCAATGGCTCTCTCTAAATTTGGAATTCCATAGCCTAAATGTCTAATAATATTAGATTTATTAGCTCCATTTTCTGCCCAAACTGGCCATCTTGCAGATTGTATAAGCAAGGCCCTATGTAAAAGGGTGGACTCACTTGGAAAAACTTCAGCAATTCCAGCAGCAATATGTGTAACTTTTGCTGTAGCAAAGGATGTACCTACATCATCTCTAGCGAACAAATTACCTCCATGTAATGTTGAACGTACTAACTGCGGACATAAGTCGTCTTTCACGACAACACTTTGAGTATCCCCCATAGTAAAAGCGAAATCTCCACCATATTCTACTACCTCTGGCTTTATTACTCCCCATATCCCTGGTCCTGCACACGAAAATGAAGAGGGTTCTGTTTCTTTTGAAAAAGAATTATAAATGCCACTTAAATCTTTAATTCCAACAGACCCAACTGTTATTGCTTGTAAACTTTGGGCCGGATCAGCTATTCTTGAGGAGTCTTCTAAAAGAAAATCTGGATAATTTTTTCCTCTCGCTAAGTGATCCCTTATGCCTAATCGGGCATCAGAATTTGAAGGTCTAGATAAAGGCAGATTTCCAATAGAAACTGTAAAAAGTACATCCTGTTCCCAGCATAATTTATCAATCGTAGCTGCCCAATGACTCATATGTACTGTTCTACAAGGATACAAACTATTTATTGAATGATTATAAATTCTTGTACGAGTAGGACTATTATAAAAGGTTTCTATAATTTGCTCTAATACTTCTGAGGGAGATAATTCTTTAGGCATAGAATTATTCTGATCTAATACACGTGCATTTTGTATCCAGCATATGGGGGATATCTCACCTGAAATAGGGATCCCCTTGGGATATAAAATTGCTCCAGCAACCCTTGTACCGTGTCCCCCTTGTTTAACATAATCTGCTACATCTGTTGGGGAATTTATCCAACTTTTAGATGTTGTAGAGTCTATTGCGTTTTTTAACAGTAGATGTTTTTCTTGAATACCACTATCTATTACGCATACGCGAGGTGCAGAATCTGTAGGCGAAAGTAAATTTACTGTTGTTTGTTCTTGCTCTATTGCATCTTTTCCATCGATAGGAGAAAAACCTATATCTTGTGCTTCTGTAATATCAAATACAAAAGGATGGTTTAAGGCAATGTCTTTTAAACCTTTCCAAGAAATTTCAATACGGATATTCACACAATCTGGAAGTTTTGATAGCGAACTGCCCCTACTTCGATCCATAGTAAGTACTCGTCCCCCATATTGCTCTGTTATATGTAAGAAATCTGAAACTCTTTGTTGCGCTATCCTATTCCATTCTGTATGTGCCTTATTTCTTTTTTGTTCCCATTTTGCTATAGCTTTTTGAAATCTTTCTTCTGAAGCATATTGATTCTTTCTTTTTTGAGGATGTTCCGGAATATCAATTGTACTTAAGCAAGCTATTCCAACATCTACAACAAGTATTTCATTACCCTTCACTTTAAACCATGCTTCTTGTAAATATGGTGATACAATACTTTGTATTCGCCAATTACTATCCTGAATAAATTCCCAAATACTGGCTGCTTTTTTCTCTTTTGCATCCATAAACTTATTAATTTTATTAGCTAATGTATTAAAATTCACATCATTAGATGCACCCAAAATGAACCCGTCTTCTAGTTCACTAATTACCTCAATATCGAATTTCCTAACGTCTTCTATTGGAAGTGCATCAGGATCTATATGTAGATATAAAGGAATAGCTTCTGGCATTACAGGAAGCTCATCTTTTTTTCTTTGAACTTTTTTGTCACACCAAGATTTTTGAATATTTCCTACAGAACTTAGTAATTTCTGTCCATGTACTTTAGGATTCGCTTCATTCTCTTTTGTTGTTAAAGATTTCTTTGAGGAAAAGCTCTTTGGTTTTATTGGTGGTGCATCTTTAACAAGCCTCAATGGTATATGTAAAAATTCACTTCTAGCCAAATTATTCACCTCGAGTGTTATTTACTGCTTCAAGTAATAGTTCATGAGTTACTACATCTTTTCCTTCTAAAACGGAAGTTTTTGCTGCTTCTCGACTAGCTTTGATAACTTGAGCTGCCGAAAAGCCTTTAGTAGCTTTCAAAATAACATTCCAATCAATGTAAGATACCTCTAGATTAGCTAAAGTCATCGTTATTAATTTTTTAATCTCATTTGTACCTGGCTTAGGAATTTCAATTACATCATCGAATCTTCGCCATACTGCAGGATCTAACTGCTGATCCAAGTTAGTGGCTGCAACTAATAATCCTTTCGCATCATACTCATCTAATAATTGTAAAAAACTATTTACAATTCTTTTTATTTCTCCTACTTCATTAGTAGAGGTGCGTGAAATAGCAAAAGAATCAAATTCATCAATAAATAACAGACAAGGTGATTTTTCAGCTATTTCAAACATAGTTCTTAAGTTTGCAGAGGTTTCTCCCAAATATGCAGATAATACAGCATCAAAACGAACCTTTACAAAAGGAAGCCCCGTATTACGCGCCAATCTTTGAGCCCCTAAAGTTTTGCCACAACCTGGTGGACCATATAATAAAATTTTCTTTTTTGGTTGTAATCCATACAAAGCTAGTCTTTCTCTAGCAGCATACTCTCTTTCTATCCTATATAATCTTTGTTCAACATGGACAGGTAACACCATTTCATATTCCAATTGATCTGTTTCAATATAAGTCGCTAAGGGAATATCGTACCTTCTACTCTTAGGTAAGGAACTTAGATTTTTTTCGTCATAAGATGTAGGCATCTTATTATCTTTAATAATCTCACTTAATTCTTTTGATAACCGTTGATGCCCCCTTTTCTCCTCATAATCAATAACTAATTGTGCCATTTTAATTATATCTTCTTGGTTACCAATTGAAATGGTCCGAAATAATCTTTTTAATAAATCACCATTCATTGGATTCCCTCCTTTCTACGATATATTAAATAAAGTCTTTTCTATCTTAAATTTTCGACATTTAAATAATTTCTTAATCAAACACAGTGTATTATTTAAACTTTTTCCTAAGAAAATTATATATCAAAAAGCCCACAAATGCAGATAAAAAGAACACATATTCTAGAAACTTTTGTAAGTGTTTTAAATTTTTTCTCCTTAAAACCGAAAACTTTATCCTTTTACTTTATAAAAACCTCTACATTACTGAACGAAAGTTTAGTTTCTGTGGTGAAATATGTATGTGAAGTCTCCATATGTCTATTTCAATTGATAACCGTTGATATAAAGCTATTCGTAAACTTTCTCAACATTTTTCTGATAACCACACGACTGAATTTTGGCAAAAATATGATATTATGAAAATAATAAAATAAACGGAACGAAAAAAAGACTCACAGCGTGTGTAAGTAGTGTTCGCACCACTCTTACACCGTTCGCCCGACTCACCAGGGGAACATCTGCCATAAGTCTCTTTTCGGTTACTTCATGAGTAACAATTACATTATAACATGCCGATATTACTAAAGCATTACTGTGGTATGAACTTCCTGTTTATAATTTGAGGAAAATAGCGAAGCGTCTTTGTTCCAAAAGGAGCAAATTTGATGGATCATACACTTATACAAAAAAAAGAAGAGTTCAAAAGAAAAGCATTAATGAAATTCTTAAGTAGCATTATCGATGAAATTGATTTTCAAAGAAGGAATCAAGAAGATATCTCAAAAGAATTAGGGATTTCTGGAGGGGCGCTCTCCAAAAACTTATCAGGAAAGACCCAATTTAATTTTTGGAATATGATTAAGTTGCTTAATATCTTGTATGATGACGATGTTTTAAGAAAAAAAGAAATGCTACATAAGTTTTGCTCGGTTACAAAGAGTAAACAAAATATGCGAATCGCAATGGAATATGCAAACGCAATAGGTGACTTAGAATTATTGAAGTTAATTGTAGATATAGAAAAAACGTCCTCGTTGGCGATGAATAGAGAATGGGCTTATGTATATGAATTGGTATGGATGCGAAGTAAGGGTGCCGTTAGTGGTAAAGGGTTATTAGAAAAATTGGAAGATCGTAAGAGAAGTAGGGTAATTAAGACACAAGAAATGAAGGTGTTATACGGAATACTAACTTTCTATACGATGTACGATTTAGAAAAATTTAATTCATTGTTTGAATATGCTGAGGTATTACAGCCTAAAGTCGAAAAAATCCCTAATGATTTTATTAGAACGGCATATTCAGGAAGAATTAAAGAAGGCTTATCTTACGCTTATTTGATGCAAGATAACGTTGAAAAATCCAGAGAGTTGTGTCATGAAATAATGAATTTGAAAGACGATAAAAATTGTTTTTCTCTTTTAAGGGCATCAGCTTTAGTGTATCTGGCGGAGTCTTACACTTTCGAAAGTTATGAAAGAGCCTCTTGGTACATCAATAAATCGTTAGAAATGTTAGACGTATGCCATTATGAAAGAGTAATAAAAAGAAAAGAAAGCATTATAAATACTTTTGCTTTTATTAAACTTGTCTGTAATAAAGGGCTAGAGGGAATTAAAATATATAACGCGTGTGAAGAAGCCTTTTATCAAGTACAAATTGGTCATTCTGACGTGGCAGTCAAACTTTTAAAGGAAGCTGAAAGAAAAGACGGGAAGTTAAGTCCCATGAAAAAGTGCATATTGGGTTATGCATTGAAAGACATTGATTTAATAAAAGAGTCAATAGTGGACTTCGAGTGTGCAGGTAACAGATTTTATAGTAAATTCCCTAGAAAAATATTGGGAGAATTTAATAAAAATGGTATAATATATATGGGTGATGCTAAATGAAAAAAGTGTTAGCTATAGTAGCAACAGTTGCCTTAGTCGGAGTACTATACATAACTCCTGCTAAAGAGCAGAAAGAACAGTCAGCGCAAACAGTAAAGGTTGTTCAGGAAAATACGTATAGAATGATGGTTGATCCTGGAGGCGGAATGGGCTAATATCCTGTTTCCCAAGGTTACGATATAAATATTATGAATGCGATTGTCTCAATAGAGGCAATCGCATTCGCTGTTTCTAGAGATATTTCCTAAATATCGGATTTAATATTCAAGAAAACATTGTGAAATATTCACAAATCACTATAAAGCTATTGGAGGATGTCGAGGATGACAAGAGATGAGGTTTTAAAGGAATTTTTATTGCAAGCTGCTGAATTATCTAATAACGATGAGCAAACAATTGATTCATATATTGAAATGCTGTTTAATATAGAACAAAAAAATAGCCACGCCTCGTAATGGGGTTGGCTATTTTTCCGGCTGGTTATTTAGTTTTTCGAACTCTGCCATTAAATTCTCCGCTTGTTTTATAATCATTTCACGTTGGGATTCAGGGAGGTTAGCTAATCGTTCCTTCATCGCCCTGAATTTTACGTCTAACATTTCGTTTAGTTTTTCTTCTGCACTTCGCCCTAACAAGAAATCTGTAGTTACATTAAATACTTCTGCGATTTTTGCAGTTACTTCTCTTGAAGGTTGCTTCTTTCCAGATTCGACTTTCGAAATGAAAGATTCACTAACATATACTTTTTCTCCTAATTCTTTCTGAGACCATTTTCTCTCTTTCCTTAGTTCTTTTATCCTAATGGATAGTATAGGTAACATTAGTTTATTCCCCTTTAATAACTGTTTTATATGAAATTTTAATGGTTTTGTTTTACATTGACTATAGTATATATTCTACATAAGACTTGACCTCTAGTCCATTTCTTGTTTTGAAAAATAAATTTTTAAATAAATACTTGACCTTAGGTCAAGTTGTGTGTACAATGAAAATGTAATCGAGAGGTGAAGCCGATGAAAATAAAAGGGAGTTACATAAAAGAACTTCGTACGAGTAAAAAACTTACACAAAAACAACTCGCTGAACTATCACAAATCAGTGAGAGTATGGTTTCGAAGATAGAATTAGGTGTTAAATCAACTAAGATTGAAACATTAAAAAAAATAGCTAATGCTTTATCAACAACAATGGATGACTTAGTAGGGTGAGGTCATTTTTAAAACAACACAAACTTGACCTTAGGTCATATAAATTAAGGTTAACTTGACCGTTAAATAATAAAGGAGGCGGTTTAAATGATAGAAGAAAGCATATTCTCACATTTAATGATTCTGGTGGCAGTTATCGGACTTGTAGGATTCATTCAACTTATGGATCGAATAGACAAAAGGTTTATGAAGGATGAACAGTAATGGATAAACAACAGCGTGATGAATACGAAAGAAAGAAAATCTTGTGGATCATAAAGGATTTAAGAACTAGAGGGATACATAACAGCGCAGATAAAGTTGAGGAAACATACAAGAGGTATATCACTCTAGATAAATGATAAAAGCCCTGCAAGGGGATGCAGGGCAAGACTAAGGGTATTGAAGAATTGTCGATTCTAAAAGTAAAGGACTTCTTGGAATGTTATAAGTTTAACACGAAATTTAATAAAACATTATATAAAGATGTTACAGAAATATGAATGTGAAAACGATGATGAAAATTATGAAAAAAGTTGATAATCCAAAGAATCCATAAGGGCTTATGTTTGTAATAGCGTCTTTATAGAGTTAATAGGACAAGTCCTTGCTTGTCGTAATATTCAGTAATTTGATAGAGTACCCCATCTAATAGACAGTTTCCTGGGTATTACGATGCGTGAAATCCTTAGAAAGGGGAAGAAGGAAATGAGTGAGTTTAGCAATAGACGCGATATAAAGAAAACGCGTAAAGATCATAAGTGTCTTGGATGTTCAAAAATAATTCCTATTGGATCTGTAGCAGTTAAAAATTCAGGAATGTTCGAAGGTGAATTTTATTCTTACTACTTACACCATGAATGTGAGGATTTTATCAACAAAAACAGTGAGTATTTCGATGAAGGGCTTTGGGATGGATGTGTTAATGAGATTAGAAGTGAATTCAATACAAAATAAAAAAACGCCTTCCCCCTAAGGAGGAATGTAGAAATGGTTGAAAATTCAATGTTAATCGGAAATCATCATGATTTATCAGCAAGAGACTTCATTGAGTACTGCTGCGGTTGTGAAGGTGAGATCTACTACGGTGAAAGTTACTTAGATTTCGATGGTACTTACCTACACGCAGAAACAGAGTGCATTACTCAATATGTGAAGTCTCATTCTACAGAGAAAGTAGCAGGTGAATAAGATGGCCCTACAAAACAAAATTGAAGCTGAAATTCAAATTATGAAGAATTTAGTTGAACGATATAAGCAAAGTAATGAACCTAACGCTGCATCAATGGTTGTAGCCTATGAATACGGATTACAGGCACTTACGGAAGTATATGAATTTAGTAAACAAACAGAAGTATCACCATTTTAAAGGAGAGGGAGATTCATATGATAATTGAAAACTACTTTTCTAAATTAGCTCAAATAGATTGCACGGAACATGTTGAAAAGAAAGGGCGCTTTAACTACTTATCATGGGCATGGGCAGTTAAAAAACTTCGTGAGGTTGATCCAACAGCAACATGGGAAGTAAAACGATTTAATGGGGCACCTTACCTCAAAACAGATTGTGGTTACTTTGTAGAGGTTGAAGTAACTGTACAAGGAATACCACTAAGTCAGATTCACCCAATACTTAACAATCAGAATAAGCCAATTGCAGAGCCTAACAGCTTTGACATTAACACAAGTATCCAACGGTGCTTAGTAAAAGCAATTGCACTTCACGGATTAGGATTATACATCTATGCAGGTGAAGATTTACCAGAAATCCAAGAGGAAATGATTACTGCTCAACAAGTCGGTGCAATCAAATTAAACATAAAAAAATTAGCTACTCTTCGAAAAGTGGATGAAAACACGATTAAAGGACATTTAAGTATTAAAGAAGTTGGCGAATTGACATTAAAACAAGCCGAAGAAGTACTTAAGAAATCAACAAAGTGGGTTAAACAGGCTGAAAAAGTAACTTCTGAAATCGAAGAACAAGAACAAGCAGAAAAAATAGAACAAACAAACTAAGGAGATGCTAAGCCTATGTTAGACAAAAATCAATCTAAAGTCGTCCTTCCGAAGTGGGTGTGGAAGGGCGCACGAAACGAAAAAGAAGCGAGAGTAAAGGCGATTGAGTACATTACTCCCGATCGCTATCCAGGATACAAAGTAATTAAGGTTCAAGGCGACATAGCGGTATGCGAAAGGGCGAATGCGTGATGTTTAAGATACCTGTAAGGCGCGGATCGATGAAAGAGATGTTAATAGCAGTTCGTGATTTAGAAAAACGAGGTTACGACTATGTAACGCCAATCAAGCGAATATATAGAGCAGAAAGAACTTTTTATCATGAAGGTAAATTTAGAGGTAAAGATAAGGTTCGGTTTACAGGAATGGAAGATTTAGTGAGTTATGAATGTTGGATGAAGAAGGTGAACTAAATGACATTAATAGATAGAAGAAGACGTGGATTTTTCATGATAGATAACGAGATTGTAGACGATGCAAGGCTTTCTCATAAAGAAATGGCAGTGTACATGGTTCTTTGCAGGTATCTAAATCAAGAAACGGGTAGTTGCTTCCCTTCTTTATCAACAATCGGAAAGAAAGTAGGAATGTCCAAAAATACAATTATTAAATCTCTAAATTTACTTATCGAATGTGGATATGTCTTCAAAGAAAAGAGAAATGGCGAAGATGGTGGACATGCTTCAAACGTTTATTACCTCAATGATATTAGTACCCTTGTTCAATCAGTGAACAAGGTGGTTCAGGAAATGAACAAGGGTGGTTTAGGAGATGAACAGGCCCTTGTTCACCAGGTGAACCCTAACAATACTAATCTTAACAATACTAATTTAACAATAAGTAGTAGTAAGAACCCCTTCTCATTCTATGAAAGTAACATTGGAGTTTTAAATCCATTCATGGCAGATGGCATAGATCAGTGGATTAAAGATACAAACGAAGAACTTGTACAAGCAGCTATGGAACGCGCATTAAAGCAACAGAAGAAATGGAATTACGCTGAAGGCATCTTAAAACAGTGGGCTAACAAAAACATTAAGACTTTAAATGATGTTGAAGCTTTAGAAGCTGAATACCAACGAAATAAAGGAGCGAAGAACAATGCAGAGAGCAGCGGCAGCAATACCAACCGATATAGCCAAAAAGGTGAATATGACTATGGATTCTGATGTGTGTGATACGCACGGTATGAATAAGATGAAGTTCGTTGGACAAGTTGTTTGCCCTCGCTGCTTCCTTGAAAACGAAAGTAAGAAGCTTCAGCAACAAGAACAAGCAAAGTACGATGCAGGTAAAGCGAATGAGAAGAAGTTCATGTTCCATCAGCAAAGCATGATTGCCGATAGCAACATTAAGAAAGCTAACTTTGAAAACTACCAACCTACTAGCGAGGAAGGAGCGAAGAACCTTGAACTTGCAAAGGTCATTGCAACTGATTATCTCAAAGGGAAAGTGTTTAACACGATTATGGCCGGGAATTGCGGAGCAGGGAAAACACATCTTGCTTACGCTATAGCGGATCAGCTTGCAGTAGCAGGGAAGTCAGTTGTCTTTGTCACAGTTGGCGAATTGCTACGGAAGATTAAAAGTACATTCAGTAAAGATTCTACATTAACTGAAGATGAAATTATAAGAGGTTTAGTAAGAGCGGAAGTATTAATAGTCGATGATTTAGGAGCTGAGTTAGGTGCGTTAGATGCCAATACGAAAGCAACAAACTTCATTAATAGGGTGCTATTCGATGTTTTCGATGGTAGGCAAGGTAAATCTACTATCTTCACAACAAACCTTACAGGAAAGCGTTTAGATGAGGCATATGATGAACGAATTGTATCGCGGATTCTCAATAATTTCAGAACGATTACTTTCAAAGAAACAAAGGATTACAGAAGAAAGGCATTGCCATTTTAAAAGGGGGAATAAACGATGTGTGTATGTGAAGGAACGGGAGTAATTAGCAACGATATGGGGAATGGCTGCTATCAATTTGCACCGTGTATTTGCGAAGCAGGGAATCGCAGTCCTGAAGAAGTGGATAGAAGACGTCATGCCGTTATGGCGGAGTTAAAAGAAATTCATCTATTACAAATGGAGGGGAAATGGGATGCCACGACTTGGAACGGATTTGGAAAAGGAGAATTACACAATGGCGTTGCAGCGGGGAAAGTACATGAAGAAGTCGCGTCGTAACTTATATATCGCTTTAGAAGAGTTGGATTTAGTGTTTGATGAAAGCGAAGTGATTCGATTAAGAGAAATGTGGGATGAGGATAAAGATATTCTTGAAATAGCAAAAGAGCTAGGAAGACATCAACTAGAAATCGCCGCATTAATTATGGATCAGGCAGATAAGAACAAAATCAAATCGCGTCCAATGGGGTTAGGGGCATGAAACAACTAACACTGGAGGATGTAGTCGGAAGTTTTGATTATACCGCAACAAGTACCGTGGACAAATTCTTGAATCGTAATAGCGTTATGACGTACTCAGTAGAGTTTTACGACAAAGACGAGAAGTGGAAGCTCCGTTGGTTTGAGGCGAAGTCCGAGAGCGAAGCTATAGGAATGGCTAAAAAGAAATACGGAAAGATACAGATTATCACCACGTATATTTCCGATAGAACCTTAGAAGAGATAATGGATTTGGATTAGGAGACATAGCGTTATGACGTATTTAAAGGGTAGAAATTCACTTGATTGAACGAGGCAACTGAAGGCGTCATAGCGTTAGTAGAAACGTTGGGACTATTGGAATCAGAAAGAAATATGGGCTTCGGATTTACTGGCTATGGGCACTAAATAAAAAAATGGTCCTTACTATTACGTAAGAACCCCATAATCGAAGAAAAAAAGTCGTATGTGAAACCAAGTGGGAATCACAATAATATTTTAACATCTAAATATATAGTTATCTATACAACAAAGTGAACAAAATAGTTATTTTATGATGGATAAATAAAAGAATCCGTTTGTTATAAACGGATTCTTCCCACAAGGTTTGCAAGAAATTCAAGGTAACTAGACCGGAGCACTTATTGAAATTCTTGTGATAATACTGTATGCAAAGGAATCAATAAGGTTAATGAATTTTAAACAAAATCCTTATTGGAAAGAAAATGAGATAGGATTCACAACCCCATCTCTTCTAACAGAGCCGAATGCAATTTTGCTTCTTCACAATTTGGATTAGTACAGTAATGAATAAATGAATGTTCATCGTGTTGTATGAGAGGTTGATCACAAGATACACATGTATATGGTGAGAGCATTTAAAATACCTCCTTACAAATTATGGGTTAATTTTAACACAGTTTTATTTGATTGAGGAGTAAATCTAAAACGCTATTTGAGTAGAAAAGAGGAATGCTTATAAAAAAAACTTAGTATATATTTTTTGAAAATACATACTAAGTTTTTAGATGGTAAGTGATAATTAGTTTATTTTGAAGTCATAATTCTGTATGTATCGATATAAGAATTATTCGTATATGAAACAGCTAAATTTCTACCATCTAGAAGTGTGTCGCTATGTTTGTCATTATATAGTCGTCTGTTTAGACAGTAAATATAATATTTTTGATTCTGGTGTGTAGAGGCTTCATGTTCTTCGATTTTTTGAATGTCATTGTATGTGAATGTATATTGTTCTTTTGTTTCTAGGTTTTCTAAATTCAGTTCCAATAGATAACCTGAAACAGTTTCTTTTAAGTTATAAGAAACTAACTTATGATTTACAGTTTCTTCTTTACCAGGGATATTTGGAATTAAACTCAATTGCAATGTCTTGCAGGTACTCAATGATGATTCGAAAAAGCTATCAATTTTTCTCATAGTATTCACTCCTAATGTTAGAATATGTTAATTATAACACCAATAGTTTTATTTATTAATATATCAATATACAAATTCATAAATGCATAAAATTTAAGTTGTATATATTTTATTAAAATAATCCTTTTAATAGAAAGTGAGGAATAACAATGGGACTAGGAAACCGTGGAATGGCATTTGAAATGCTTATCAATTTAGCGAATGAAATGTATCAAAGAGGGGGAGTGGCACTTATTAACAAGCGTCCGACTCCTGTGAAGGTGTTAAAGAGCAAAGGTAGCCGTGTACTAAATGGATTCTATGAAGCAAAGAGCACAGTAGACTATGACGGTGTATATAAGGGACGAGCTGTAGCATTTGAAGCGAAGTCTACAGAGAAAGATACACGTTTTGATTTAAAGAACATTGCACAGCATCAATTGGATTACCTGGAGAAAGCGGAGAAGATGGGAGCAGTATGTTTCTTCCTTATAGAATTCAGTAAGGATAAGTCAGTATTCGCAGTGCCACTATCAGTCATTCAATATTATGTAAGGATGTCTCATCAACCAAAAGGCAAGAAGTCTATACCAAGAGCAGACTTTGATATTTATGGGTACTTAGTAGAACAAACAGAACGAGCGCCGGTGGATTATTTACAATATGTTGATGAAGCAGTAGCACCAGCTATATTTGATGGAATGATTCAGTTTGATCAGGACTATCAAAAGGTAGCGAATAATATTGAAGCAGCAAAAGAGAAGATGGCCAACAAGAAACGTAAATTATTAAGGGTTTAATGGATAACGGAACCTTGCAAGGTGGATGGTGGGGACTATTCGCTATGCATGTTTCCCTTATTCAACAAAGAGATAGTAAAATTTCACGTACCTGATGTGAATGTAAAAAGACAAATTCAGAAATAGGGGGATTCCTTCATGGAGAGACAATTAACATTATTACCGACTATTGATAGAGAGACAGAAAAACAGGTTCAGAAAGAAGTAGTGAAAATACTAAAGGAATACCGCGCATTGAAAACGCGTTTTGAGAATGAAGTGGAGTTAAAACACGAAGGAATCAGTTTGTTCCCGGAGATTAGAGACACGAGATATATTAGCAATATCAAGTTCAAGCAGATCGATAAGGCTTTAGAGTACGTTTTAGACTATGACGAGGCAGAAATCATCAAGAAGAAATACTTAAATGCAGATAAGCCGAAAGACAGCTTTATTTACACTGAATTATCGATGAAGAAAGATCACTTCTATTATAAGAAGAAAAATGCGATTCGATTGATCGCGACATCTTTAGGGATGATTTAATAATACAAAAAAGCCAAATTGACAGTTTTTAATTAACTATCCATTTGGCTTTTTATGTTTTATTTTTTAGGCATCCATGTATGTCCGCAATTCATGCAACCATTAATAATATTTTTTCTACCAACAAATCCACTGAATAAAATTATCGGTGGTCCTAGAAGTACAATAAGAAGACCAACAATTGCAGAAAGTCCAACAACTCCATCCATAGAATTTTCAGGAACTATAACATATAAAAAATTAGAAACTATTCCAATAGTTATAAGTGTACCTAACAGAAGAAACAGAATAAAAAACGCCCTTTTGAAATTATAACCACGCTTATTACCGACTATTTGATCTGATTTGCATTTCCTACAAACCACGCGCTTTGTTACTTTTTCTTGTTGTACCGTCATGTCTAACCATCCTTGCTTTTATAAAATTATAATAGTTTAATTATATGATATTATTACCTGAACTGGATACATATATTATCAAAAAAAGAAAAAATATAATAAATTGGAATGTTTATGTTTTTAAAAACTTCGACAAAATACCGACAAAAATGGGGACTAAATAGGGGGAATTTTGATAATGAAATAAACGGTATTCTTAATGTACAAGCCCTTTGACAACCGCATATCGAAGAGGATTAGTACACCTATAAGTGGAAACGTTCTTATGCGAGAATGTCACGGTAACGTATACCGCATAGTAGGGCGGGAAAGGCGGTAAGAACCCGTGTTATGACGAAAAGACCAATTAAAACAAATGAAGACATATTCCAGTGTGACGGGTGTGAGATAACTCGCATTCGTCATGCTGTTTCTATTGTATTTATTAATCAGCTCGGAATGCGTCCTCTGGGTTGATAATAAATATAAGTCTATTTCCCTCTAATATGTCGGTTCTTGAAAATGGAATGGGGGTGGTTGCTCATGATTGAGTGACACTTGCATTCTAAAAAGCTAAAAAGTATACGTATCTCGTACATTAGTAATTACCCATGATTCTTATTAATGACCAAAACGAGGGCAAAGAGTTCCACTCTTTGTTTGAGCCAATACAGCGGAAACATTCCCCTTCCGTCCCTCTAGTGTATTGGTTCAAACAAGGCGTCGGAAGAACCATATACGTCTTGGATATAATAATTCTGGCTATATAAAAAATTGGTCAGCTAAGGACCTGCGACAGCTGATGTATTGACCAGCTCCACGGAGCATAAATAAGAGAGTCCCTAGCTCTCTTTGAACCGATGACAGCTCTTAAGCATGGAGCAACTACTGAACGTCGTCGGTTGAAAGAGGTTATGAAAGCTCTTGCTCTTCTCCCATCCCCTTTAATATTTTTATAAGCCGTGAAAGAGCCGTTATGTAATTGTAGCGGTTCTTTTGTATAATTAATTTATTACGGTTATAAGGGAGAGAGTGGGATGAAAGCACCGATACCTATGTCAGCTACAAGGTTTAAAAAAACTATCGGGGAATATATAAGGATTACTTTCAAGGGGACAAAAGAAGAGTTTGGTCTCCATGGATTTCTAGAAAGTAAGAATGAAAAATGCAGAAATCGATATAAGGTTTGCGTATTTCAAACCATTAATCGTGTAGCTCATGAAGTTTTAGTTAAAGAAGGATTAATTAGAGAAGATGATATATTGGTTCCTATAGCTACTGTTGAAGATATTGATTATGAGTGGGAAATACAAAGTACCGATTTAATGAAGAAGTTTTTTAAAACAGATAGTATCAGAAGTAGTGATCGAGCTGAACTTTTTACTTATACAGAACCATTTAATGCCACTTTTACTTATATGGGCAATATATCAATGGCGGATAGCGTAGAGGAGACATCCTTTTTAAATAATGAAATTTTGAAATTCGCTAAAGAAGTTGTAAAAACATATGAAAATAAAATATAAGTGCAATTAAGCATCCATAACGGGCGCTTTTTTCTTTGTTATATAGAAATTACACATTAAACGTATTTAAATACTGTTTTAGTTATAACATGAATTCATCAATGGTACAGATAACGGATGTTTTTCTATTTAGATTAGATGTTAAATGTACCGTGAAACTCTTGGAAATACAATGCCGGAAAAGGATAATGATATTGGTATATTACGGGATAAGGCGGAATTGTAGGAGTAAAGGGTATGTGCCCAGGGTGCATACCATATTGACCATATGAAGGATATTGAGGTAAATGTTGCCAAGATGAAGCTGGAGCTACAACAATCCTCATCGGTAAAGGATTCATAATATAATCACTCCTAAAGTAGTATTCATGTAATAGGGTATGCGCTCACTGAATATAGATGTGCACAATCTAGGCCTATAAACATAATAATTAACGAACAGAAAATATGGTTACTAATCTTATGATGTGTCAATTATGGGTGTTTTATTTTACTATGTAGATAGAACAAACATGTGTATATCAATTATCGTAGGCGCTGCCGTGATTTGGGTGGCGTCTTGTTTGTTGTTAAGGAAAGATAAGGATTAACAAAACAAACGAACACAACGAGTGAAAATAAAACTGTCTAAAAGTTGACCCTTTTGTACAGTTGAAATGTATAGGGTAAAAACTTTGTAAACAGATAGTTGTTAATGTCTAAAAGATAGTCTAAAATAAAAATATATAATTCTTAAGACTTTTAGACTATTTTGAGGTGATTTGGATGGCTATCGTTGGTTATGCAAGGGTGAGTACAAAAGATCAAAACTTAGATGCACAAATTGAAAGGTTAACAGAATATGGATGTGAAAAGATATATTCTGAAAAGTACAGTGGAGCTAATAGTGATCGGGAAGAATTGCAAAAGGCATTAGAGTATATGAGAGAAGGGGATAAATTTGTTGTTTGTAAAATAGATCGTTTAGCTAGATCGATATTTGATTTGCATAAGATTGTAAATCAATTAGCTGATCGAGGAATAGCGGTAGTATTTCTTAAAGAACAAATTGATTTCTCTACACCAGCAGGTAAATTGATGTTTACTATGTTAGGGGCTATTGCTGAGTTTGAAAGGGATTTAATTAACGAAAGAACAGCTGAAGGAAGAGAAAGAGCTAAAGCAATGGGCAAACATATGGGACGTAAGGGGCAGGATGAAAAACAGGTGAAGCAGGCTATGAACTTATTCTTTAATAGGAAAGAGAATGGTTTGAGTGTAAATGATATTTCAAAAATGACGGGAGTTCCGCGTTCTACTATTTATGCTAAGGCGAAAGAATTAAAAGAAGAGGAATTATGATGGAGGAATACGAACAGCTACGGCAGGAATTTTGAAATATAAGTAACCAGTTAAAGTAGCGAATCCGCTGCTTTTTTTATTTTATAAAAAAAGAACCTGCAAACCTGCAGATTCTCCTGATAATGATTTATGAAGTAAGACCCGAAAATATAATACAATGATTCGAAAATGAGTTCAAGAGTGTTTGGTGATTTAAGCCACTCTATAATCTTTATTTTTAAGCTTTTTTCTAATATCGATGAATCCTATAATCATTATTGCCATGCATATTAACTTAAGCCAACGAACCTCCTGGTGGTACAGTAGCCCAGAAAAGAATTCATAGGCATATAACAAACCGACAATTGGAAATAGCCAAGTCATAAATTTCAAATCTTTTAGATGAAACTTATAATTATTAATCTTTTTCCACATATGTATCAACTCCTATTGTTATGAGGTTCTGTAGTTTTTCTTTTTGAAATCTCGCATGTTGAGGATAAAGAATAGAAGGAAGATAACAGCTCCGATGCCATTAATCCAGTAGTATGTGCGCCCTGTTGTGAATCCGTTATAGAATTCATAGGCATTCCAAATTACAAGAAGTACTGAGCAAACAATAGAGACCATTAATGAGCCAAAACTTCTCATGATTTTCACCTCGATTCAAAATGTTAGAACTTATTTATAATTTTACATTTAAATAAATAGATTTACAAGGAGAGGAATAAAAGAAAGAACCCGCTGGAGTTCGGGTCCTTTCAGAAGTGATGATGTTTTCTCGGCTTAGGAACTGAGAAAATACAAAAATATAATACATCGAGTTTTAGAGAATTTCAAGAATAAATTAGAGTGATTTTGGAGGGTGATGAACAATGAAACTAACTAAACAAGAACAAGCGGTTGCAATTGGTACATTCATTTCGATGTTGGGACAGGATCTTGTAAATGAGCGCATCGATAAACAGAAATTAGAAAGTGCAATTCCAATCTTTAATGAGTTAGAAGATAACACAACACCAAAGCAAAAGAGAGAAGCAATGGTTAGTTTGCTCGATAAAACAATGGATGAATTTCTAAAAGCTTAAAAAAACTAATAGAGCCTATCGTGAGGTGGTGGTTATGGCTAGACAACGTAGCCCGGACAGAGATAAAGCATTTGAAATATATAAAGCAAGTAAAGGTGAGAAGCCATTAATTGATATTGCTGCTGAGTTAAACCTTAAGCCTTCGCAAATCAGAAAGTGGAAATCACAAGACAAATGGGATGAACAAATGAATGGTAACGTTACTATTGCGAAAAGGAGCGTTACTAATGTTAAAAATCACAAAACGAAAGAAAAACTGAAAGAGATTTTAGAAGATGAAGAGCTGACCGAGAAGGAAAGGCTCTTTTGTTTGTATTATGTGAAATACTTCAATGGTACACAAGCTGCACTGAAGGCTGGATACTCCAAAGACGGTGCTCATGTACAGGCTAGTCGATTGCTAAGACGTGAACGAGTTTCTTCCTATATAAAAGAGCTTAAAGGTGAGTTAGTCGAGAATGTATTTGTAGAAGCTATGGATGTGCTTAAAGAGTACATTAAGATTGCTTTTGCTGATATTACTAACTATGTAACCTTTGGACAGAAGGAAGTACCTGTAATGGGGATGTTTGGCCCGATGAAAGATGAATCCGGTAAAGAAATAACTCGTATCATAAATTATGTAGATTTACACGAGGCTGACATGGTTGATGGTTCTATAATAACCGAAGTAAAACTCGGAAAAGATGGCGTGTCAGTAAAACTTGCTGACAAGATGAAAGCACTGGACAAACTATCTCAGTACTTTGACTTAGTACCTGACAATTTCAAACGTAAAATCGAAGAAGAACGCCACAAAATGCAGATGGAAGTGCAGAAAGCTCAAATTGATAAAATTAAAGCAGATACTTCTCGTATTAAAGGTGATGAAGGTGAAGAGTATGAAGATGACGGATTCATCGATGCGTTAGAAGGTAAAACAGCAGAGGTGTGGGAAGATGAAACTTAAACCTGCCCCTTTTAAATTTAGACCATTCTCAAAGAAACAATTACAAGTACTCACTTGGTGGAGAAAAGATTCACCTGTGAAGGACCATGACGGCATTATATGCGATGGTTCTATTCGTGCTGGCAAAACTGTTTCGATGGCTCTTTCTTATGTTATGTGGGGAACTGAAACATTCAATGGTGAAAACCTAGGTATGGCAGGTAAAACAATTGGATCACTGCGACGCAACGTAATTACTCCATTAAAGAAGATGTTAAAATCACGTAAATATAAAGTGAAAGACCATCTATCAGAGAACATGCTTACCATTAGTAAAGATGGCCATACGAATCATTTCTATATATTTGGTGGTAAGGACGAATCATCACAAGAACTTATCCAAGGTATTACATTAGCGGGTATGTTTTTTGATGAAGTTGCTCTTATGCCACAAAGCTTTGTGAACCAAGCGACAGGACGTTGTTCTATTGAAGGCTCAAAGTATTGGTTTAACTGTAACCCTGCCGGCCCGTATCATTGGTTCAAACTTGAATGGATAGATAATAAGGAAGACAAGAACCTGCTACATATTCATTTTACAATGGACGATAATCTTTCTTTATCTGAAAAAGTGAAGCAAAGATACTATCGTATGTATAGTGGAGTCTTCTTTCAACGCTTCATTTTAGGTTTATGGGTGCTTGCAGAAGGTATTGTATATGACATGTTTAACAAAGAAAAGCATGTTGTAAAAACAGTAGAAAGAGAATACGAGAAGTATTATGTATCTTGTGACTATGGTACACAGAACCCTATGACATATGGACTATGGGGATTGTGTAAAGGTATATGGTACAAAACAAAAGAGTACCATTATGATGGTCGTAAAAATTCACGGCAAAAGACAGATGATGAGTATCTTGACGACCTAAAAGAATTTATCGGAGATATTTCTATTCGTGGAATTATAGTTGACCCATCAGCAGCTTCATTTATTGCTTTATTGAAAAAGAATCGATTCAAAGTGCTTAAAGCTAAGAATGAAGTTATAGATGGCATAAGAAATGTAGCGCGACTTCTTAATGAAGAGAAGATAAAATACAACGACTGCTGTAAAGAAACATTCCGTGAATACGCTTCTTATACTTGGGATGAAAAAGCTACAGCTCGTGGTGAAGATAAACCAAATAAAGAGAATGACCACCAAATGGATGGTGATCGTTACTTTGTAAATACAGTTGTTGTAACTAATAACAAAGCTAAGGCTGTTAAGTCAATCTATTAAGGAGGTGAGACGATGTTTGAACACTATATTCCGTTGCTGGATGAACAAAATGGCGAGCCTACATCAAAGTTACTAAAAAAATTATTGATGAGTTTGAACCATTAAAACAACGCATGATTAACAGGTACGAGCGATACAAAGCAAGTGAAAAGGGTGTGCCTATTTTTACTCGCGAGTTTAAAGGTGATGGTAATAAAGATAAGGTTAACAATAAGCTAAACAATGACTTCTTTTCTGAAATTATCGATACAAAAATCGGTTATATGTTTGGGTTGCCTATCTCATACAGCTTAGATCATGAAGATGATGAAGTATTGAAACGTATTCAGGACTTTTTAAAAGCGAATCATACTGAGGATGCTGACGCAGAAACAGGGAAGTTCGCTTCTATTTGTGGATACGGAGCGAGACTACTGTATCACGATAAAGAAGGCATCGAAAAGGTTATGAATATCAAACCTTATGAAGCTATATTTCTTACGAATTCAAGCATTGCAGAACCTAAATACGCTATACGCTGCTATCCAATCAAAGTAATTGATGGTGATGATTTCAAGGATGGTTACAAAGTAGAGTTTTACAATGAAACAAACATTATTGAGTACACTGGTGAAGATTTAGATAAGTTAACAGAGACTGACCGTATTCCAAACTTATTTAAAGGTGTGCCACTTATTGGGTTTCCTAATAATGAAGAATTACAAGGAGATGTAGATAAAGCTATATCACTTATTGAAGGTTACGACCGTTCGTTTTCCGATGTAAACAGTGAAATTGAACAGTTTCGTCTGGCTTATATGATCTTTAAAGGCATTGATATAGATGATGATACTATCGAGAAGCTAAAACAAACAGGAGCTCTTGATGTAGGTGAGAATGGTGAGGCTTCTTTTTTAACTAAGGACCTTAATGACAACATCTTAGAACACCATCTCGACAGATTAGAAAAGAATATATGCCGTTTCACAAAGCATGTGAACCTTTCTGATGAATCATTTGGTGGTAACCTTACTGGTGTTGCTATTCGTTACAAGTTATTAGCTTTAGAAACTAAATCAGGAACATTAGAAATGAAGTTTACTAAGTCATTGCGACAACAATTTAAGTTATTGTTTGACGCTTGGAACTTACGCTCAAATAAAGGAGAACTAGACTACCTTTGTATGACGTTTCAATTTACGCGAAACCTTCCAGCCAACTTAGCTGATGAAGCTGATGTGCAGTCTAAACTACAAGGTTTAGTAAGCGAAGAAACACGATTATCTATGTTATCTGTTGTTTCTGATCCGAAAGCGGAGATACAGAAGATGCAGGAAGAAGAGGCGGATTCCATGAATCTCGACAAGGTAGGTGAGCCTAGTGGAATGGGACAAGAAGCAGAAACATCTCCAAAAGATAGAGGACGAACTGGAAAAGGCGATTCTCTACCTGTATAAAGATGCTTTAGAAGAAGTCAGAGGAATACTGGCTTTTTATTATGCCAAATATGCCGTAAATGAGCAGTTGAGTATGCAGGAAATGCGCCGATTCAATCGATATAAGAGCATGCAAAGTGAACTGCAACACGTTATTAATGAAATAACATATGAGAAAAAGAAAACTCTCAATGAAACGCTCTCCAATCAGTATGGAGAGTCTTTTTATTATACGAGTTATCTCATCGAGAAAGAAGTCGGCGTGACTCTTTCGTATGGTCTTCTTGACCCGAACGTCATTAAACGAGCGGTACAAATGCCAATCGATAAAATGACACTCAATCAAAGGTTAAGTACACATCGAGTACAGATAGTTAACCGAATACGCAGAGAGTTATCTATCGGTCTTAGAAAAGGCGAAGGATATGCAACAATGGCAAATCGGATTAAGCCAATACTTGATGGTGATGCGAAGAAAGCCCAAATGGTCGCTTGGACAGAAAGTGCTAGGGTGCAAAACTTAGGTACTTATGACAGTGCTTCTCACGCTTTTGATGAAGGTGTATCAATGAAGAAGATTTGGATTTCTACATTAGATAAACGTACGCGTCCTACTCACCAAGCAGCAGATCATCAAAAAGTACCGTTTAAAGGATTATTTAAAGTCGGTGGTTATAGTTGCGAATATCCACATGATAGTAATTTACCTGCTAAAGAAGTTGTACGATGCCGCTGTACTTTCATTACTGAGGTAGCGGATGTTAGCTCATTCATTGAGAGAAGGGCCAGAAACCCAACTACAGGTAAGAATGAGGTGATTAGCGCAGTTAGTTACGAGGAATGGAAAGACTCTCTTGAATAATAAAACACACGAGGGCTTATAAAATACGAACTAAATAGGGTGTATTCATAGGAACTCAGAGGAGGAATAATAATGAAACAATTACAAAAGCAAGCGGAAGTACAGTTTTTAAAAGAAAGAGAACTAACAAAGTTACCGTTTCGTTTATCAAATCTGCAATTCTTTTCTGATCCTGCAATACCTGCAGATGAGACACTACAGAATGAACAAACATCACCTGCGGATGATATAAAAGATTCACTAGTTGAAGAGCAAAAAGAACCGCCAGTTGGTGAACAAAAAGAACCGAAATTAGATGATGCAACAAAAACATTTATTGAGAAGATGGTACAATCAGCGGAAGATAGAGTGCGCTCTAAATATTCGAAAGAACTGAATGCAACAAAAAAGGAATTAGAGAACTATAAAACCGCTTCTATGACTGCACAAGAGAAAGCTGAATATGAGATGAAGCAACTTCAGGAACAACTAGAAGAGCGAGAAAGGGTACTTCATCAGAAAGAAATGCAGAGTGTTGCATCAGATGGTTTATCAGCGGTTGGATTGGATCTTAAATTTGTAGATTTTGTTATTGGTTCAGATGTAGAAGATACAAAAGTTAGGGTGTCAAAGTTTAATGATTTATTCTCTACTGCATTAGAAGTAAAAGTGGCTGAAAAGTTTAAAGCTGCTGGCCGAGAAATCCATGTTAGTGGCGGAACTGGAGGGGGATTTACGAGAGAACAAGTAAATTCAATGAGTCAAGCTGAAATTAATGCGAACTGGCCACAAATTCAGAAGGATATGCGCAATTGGGGTAAGTAGCACTAGGAAAGTTAAGTGATTTGAATGGTACAGTCAAAAAAATATAAAACGAACAAAAGAGATTGCTAGTTTAGTAATCTCTTTTGTTATGGAAAAACATTAAGGAGGAATTAATATATGTCAGTATCAACTTTTATTCCAACAATTTGGGAAGCGCGCTTGATGGCGAACTTTCACAAGCGTTCTATTGCGGATTTAATTACAACAACGCCAACGAAAATCGAAGGTAATAAGATTATCTTTAATCGTGTAGGCGCAGTAAATGTAAAAGATTATAATGGTACAATCGAATGGGATGATACCAACCCTTCTAAAGTAGAAATTAATATGGATCAACAAAAGTATTTTGCTTTCAAAGTTGATGATGTAGATGCAGTTCAGGCTGCTGGAGATTTAATCGACCCACATACACAAGAGGCAGGAGCGGTACTTCAGGAAACCGTTGATACATTCGTATTAGGGCTTTATAAAGGCGCTCATAAAACTCATACAATTGGGAGTGACTCTAGTCCAATTGAGTTATCACCTAAAAATGCATATGATTACATTGTAGACTTAAATACGATTTTAAATATTAAAAAGGTTCCTAAAACTGAACGATTCACAATCATCAATTCTCAGGTTTTAGGTTTATTATCTAAAGATGATCGCTTTACTAAGCAACCTGTTGTTTTAGAAAATGGTATTGTTGAAGGACAGATTATTAATGGATCACAAATCGTTGTATCAGAAGAAATTCACGGTACTGGTGGTAAGTATAAAATTTTAGGTCTTCATAAGTCTGCCATTGGATACGGGACACAGTTAACTGAAACAGAGGCACAACGTCTGCAAAATTCCTTTGCAGATGGTATTCGTGGTCTTATGGTTTATGGTGGAGATATCCTTCGTCAAGAGTCAATAGCGGTACTTACAGCTACAGTTACATCAATTACTCCGGAAAAACCAGGTGGAGGGGCTTAATAAGCCTTCTCCATTTTTTTCTTTTACGTAAGTAGGTGATTAGATGGAAGATATGAAAGCAGAAATTTTAAAACGTGTAAAACTGCAAGTACCTAATATAAGTGATGAAAATTTATTAATAAGCATTGAAGATACAATGTTAATGGTTGCAGAGTATACCAATAGAACTATTCCTGAATTCCCTCCTGCTTATCCTGGTATCATCGCTAAAGTGGTGGTTCATCAGTATAAGGAGCGGGAGAGAGAAGGGAAGAAAAGCGAATCATTAGGTAACTATTCTGTTACTTATGATGATGTGGGAGATTACCCAGAAAGTATTACAAAAGGACTGAAAGTGAGGTTGCGTGTCTTATGATTCAATCAATGATTCGTAAGTTTGGCAAGGGTGCTACAGTACTTCGCAACGCTGGTTTTGATGATGGACCATATCCAACAGAAGAATGGAAAGAAATCAATACTGTTAAAGGTGTATTGGATGCAATCCAAGGGACAAAGGATGCTCGCAATAAAAAAAAAGAAGAGAAAAGCACACATTTCTTTTACTGCATGCTTTTCGACGTAACTATTCAAGATAGATTAGTTATTGATAAGAAGATATACAGCGTTACCTATCCTGGTGATCCGATGAATGCAGGTAGATTTTTTCAAATAGAATTGGAGATGTTGCCTTATGAGCATGAAATTCCAATCGAATAGGGCTGCTGTGATGGCAAGACATTTGGCTGCAAAGAAAGCAGCTCATACTGCTATTGGTCAATTTGTATCTTCTAAAGCTAAATTACTTGCTGCTGTAGACACTGGTAATCTAAGAAGAAGTATTAGTTCTAAAGCAGAACAAGAAAAAGTTGTTATAGGGACATCTGCTGATCATGGTATTTATGTTGAGAAGGGGACAGGAATTTATGCTGTAGACGGTGATGGGCGTAAAACTCCTTGGATGTACCGTGATCCTAAAACAGGGAAGATGGTTAAAACTCAAGGGCAACATGCACAGCCTTTTCTTAGACCAGCAGCAGAGAGCAATAAACCGCAAATTACACAAGTTGGCACGCGAACCTATTCGTCGTTAATGAGGTAGATAGCATGAATGACTTTATAAATATATTACACAGTGAATTAAAACAGATTCATAAAGAAACGTATTATGAAATCGCTAAAACAACAGCTATAATGCCTTATTTGGTGTACACGGTTAATGATGATAAAGAACCATGGGGAAGAAAAAATATCATGCTTACAATTGATATTTACGGTACTTCTGCTCATCTTGCTCAAATAGATGAACTGATTACGAAACTAGAAAGCAATCTTCATAGAAAAAGATTAAGCAGCGCTGAGTTTGGTGCTGCTATTTCTTATCTTTCGAGTCAGAAAGTACCTGATTCAGATCCAAATATCATACGCAAAGAAGTGCGGTTCATTTTAAGAACTTATTTTAAACAATAGAAAGGGTTGATTATATGGCAGCTCCACAACCAAAACCAGAAAATGTTCTCTTCGGAGACTGGGGGGCATTCTTCTTTAATTACGGGGAAAAAGATGAACTACCAGTAGGTGCCACACAAGGTGGTGGTTCGTTTAAGTATGAACCAGAGTTTAAAGAAATTGAATATGATGGTTCTCCTGGTGACACTATGGGGATGAAACGTATTACAAAATCAAAAACTCAAATTAGTTTTAAGACACTTGAATTTTTGGATAAAGAAAAAATCAAAAACTTTATTGCTGGTTTAAAAGTATCAGAAGAGACTGTTACAAAAGACGGGAAAACAATTAAGTACGACGTGATCGAAGCTACAGAACGTCTAACAAAAGATAGCTATCTTAAAAACGTAGCATGGGTTGGCGAAACTTTAGGTGGAGATATCGTTGAAATTATCGTATATAACGCATTATCTGACGGTTCATTAGAGCTAGGATTTGAAAACGAAAGTGAAGTTGTTCCAGAAGTGACATTCACAGGACATCGTGATCCAGAAAACATTCGAAAAGTACCATGGAAAAAACGTATTTTAACAGCAACAGAAGCAGCTAAATTAATACCAGCAGGTTAAAGAGTAGGGATAATCCCTGCTCTTTTTATTTTAAGGAGGAATAAATATGACTATTGCAATTCAAGAAAAAGAATATAAAGTGAGACAAATTCATGGTGGAGATTTATTTTCTGTAGTTCGTATTTTGAAGAAATCGAAATTCAAGGTTGATATTAATTTACTTAAAGATTTAATGATGGGCGTACGAAATAAAGAAGGAGCAACTCAAGCTGATGTATTAGCTGCACAAGAGACTTTCGGGTATGACATTATCATGAAGTTTATCTTCGGATTAGAAGAAGCAGAACAGGAATTTTTTGAGTTTGTAGCCGGACTTTTAGTTCATGAAGATGAAGGTGGCAAAAAAACATCACCAGGTTGGGAAACGATTCGAACTTTAAATCTAGAAGAGTTGGTTCGATTATTTATTGCAATTAAAGATTCAGAAGTTGGGCTGGTTAAGCTTTTTTCCAATGCGGTGAACTTGATGAAATAGACTTCATCGATACGTTAGCTTCTCGCTATCCAAATATGGAGTATATAAGGAGTTTGGATGCAGAGATAGTTATTAACTTGTATCTCACCGCAAAGAAGAAACAGATGGACCGCATGTTATGGGAGGAATGGTGCGCCCTGCAACCGTACTGCGATGAAACATTTCCTCAATTTAAACATAAGCGCGAAAATCCAACGCAAGAACAGGTACAACAATACAACGATTCAGTCGAACAAATACCGAAACAGAAACTCACAAAAGAAGAAGTGTTTGCTCGAGTTGCGAAAATCCGCGGAAAGGCGGGTGAATAAATGGAATTATTTAAGATGTTTGGGTCAATCTTCTTAAAGGATGATCAGTTACAAAGAGGATTGACTAATGCAGAAAGAAGCGGGCAAAGGACTACAGGTATCTTAGGGCGTGGGTTTGGTCAAGTTGGACAGGCGGCAGTAGGATTAGGTTCATCTGTTGGTGGGGCTGCTTTAGCCTTAGGTGGGTTAGTAGGTGTCGCTGTTGGTGTAGGAACTGCTATTGCCGGTGTAGTTAAAGTTGGTTCTGAGTACACGAAACAGATGTCGAAAGTAGAAGCTCTTTCTGGTTCTAACGCTTTACAAATGGCTGAACTTGGAGCGAACGCACGTAAATTAGGTGCTGAAACACGTTGGTCTGCTACAAACGTGGCTCAAGCCTATGAATATATGGCTCTTGCAGGTTGGGACTCAAACCAAATGATTGCAGCTAGTAAACCATTACTAGATTTAGCAACTGCTGGTGCGTTAGACCTTGCAAAAGCTTCCGATATTGTAACAGATACAATGACCCCATTCGGTATGAAAGCTTCAGAAGCTGGACGAGCTGCTGATGTATTCGCTCTGGCCCAAGCGACTGCCAATTTAAACGTTGAGCAGCTTGGCGAAACCATGAAATACGCTGCTCCAGTAGCTGCTACATTTGGTTTGAATATTGAAGAAACTGCCGCGATTGCTCAAATTTTCGCAAATAACGGCATTAAAGCTTCTATGGCTGGTACGGCATTACGTGCTGGTTTATCTCGATTGGCCGCACCACCAAAAGAAGCTGCTAAATCATTATCTGCATTAAATGTAACTGTTAAAGATTCTGAAGGTAACATGAAACCAATGAATGAAATCATCGGCCAGTTACACGACGGGTTCGGAAAGTTATCTGAATCTCAACAAATCGCGTCTGCGAAAGCAATATTTGGTGAAGAAGCGTATGCAGGTTGGATTCAGGTTATTAAGGGTGGTAAACCTGCATTTGATGACATGGTAAGTTCCCTTGAATCTTCCGAAGGTTCTGCAAAAGTTATGGCTGAAACAATGGCCAACAACTTATCTGGGGCAGTTGACGGAGTTAAATCTAGATTAGAGAACTTGGGGCTTGTTGTATTTTCTCATGTTGAGCCAGCACTTGTTGCAATGACAAATGGGACTAATAGTGCTGTTAAATCTCTTACCGACTGGCTTGACCCATCAGGGAGAGCTGTTGAAGCAGCTAAATTAATGCAACAAACTGATCAGCAGTTAGCTCAATCTAAAGCTGTTCTTGATATGAATCTTAAAAAAGGGAAAATAACGCAAGAAGAGTATAACGAAAAGTTAGCTCTATCTAAGAAGCATGCTGAAGATATGATGAGCGCTGATGGTATGTTAGCTCAGAAAAAAGAAGAATTAAAAATGAAGGTTGAAGAAGGGAAAATGACTCAAGAAGAAGCTAATAAAATTCTTGATGAGTCTGAAGTTGAATACCAAAAACTTCAACAAGGTATTGAGCAAACACGACAACGACAAGAAGCTATGAATAAGGTATTCGAACCACTTCGTAATGCTATTGGTATCATCCAACAAGTAGGTGCTGCTATTGAGCAATTTTGGATTGCTGCAACTGGAGATAGGAATGCGCTAGTTGAAGGTTATGACATCCTTACTAAACTAGGTTTTTCAGCTAATGCAATTCAGTTTATACAAGAAACTACAGCGGCAGTACAATATGGTGTAGAAACTATGAAAGCTCTCGTGTCTGGTGATTGGGGAGCTGCAAGTAATTTCTTGGATAAGTTAGGTTTTTCTCCAGAACAAAAAGCGAATATTATCATGTTCGTTCAGGATGTGCATGCCCAATTAAGTAGTTTTATAGAAAATGTACAGTCTCTAATATCAGCTGCAGCTCCTATAATTATGGGAATAATCGGAGCTACTTGGGATTTTGTTAAAGGTGTATTCAATACAATAGCTCCTTACTTGATGCCTTTACTAACAGATGTGATGTCGTTTGTGAACGGGATTATATCCCAAATCACTTCTTTTTGGAAAGAAAACGGAGATCAGATTGTTCAAGCTGTAAAAAATGCATTTTCAATCATTCAATCTATCATAGCTTTTGTAATGCCAGCTGTAATGATGATTGTAAAAAGCGCATGGGACGCCATTAAAGATATTATCCAAGGCGGAGTAAATATCATCATGGGTATTATTAAATTTTTTGCTGCACTACTGACAGGTGATTTTCGCGGTATGTGGGATGCAGCGAAACAAATTTTCAGTGGAGCCATCCAATTAATTTGGGGGCTTATTAATTTTTCGTTTGTTAAACAAATTTTCGGTGCGGTGAAAGGACTTGCCTCTTCTTTCGGCTCTACGATTAGTAGCATGTGGTCTACTGTTGTGGGATATTTCAAGACATTCATTAAGGAACCAATCGCTTCTGTAGTTCGTATGGCAATTGATATAGGTGAAGCCGCTATGAAAATTAAAGACAAACTAATTAATCCTATTAAAGAAGCTTGGAGTGGAATTATGGGATGGATTGATAAAATTAAAAACGGCGTAGCAAATATGTTTAGTGGTATTCACATTCCTGTTCCGAAAATTAGTGTAAATGGATCACTAAATCCTGTTAATTGGGCAAGTGAAGGTTTACCATCTTTCAGTGTTAAGTGGGCTGCAAACGGCGCTTTAATTAAACCTGGTAACCCTACATTAATCGGCGTTGGGGATGCACGAGGATATGACGAAACGGTTTTACCGCTGCGAAAACAAACCTTCGATGCAATTGCTAACGGAATAATGGGGTCGCTACCATTAACCCAACAAGCTGGAGCGCAACAATATGCATCACAAGGCCCTACTATTTTGCAAGTTAATTTAAACGGCATAGAAATAGCAAAGGAAATCTACTCAGATGTTAGCAAGTTTCAAGAAAGCGAGAAAGAAAGATTGAAAGTATTTTAGGTAGGTGATGATATGACTGGAATCAGTTTCTTTAGTTTTAACGGGAAAAGAAATCCAAATGTAATCCCATTGCAGGGTAAAAAACGCCCTGCATGGGCTCCTTTGGAACGTACATTCCTTGAAGTCCCTCACTATCCAGGTGGGCGTTTGATAAGAACACAAACAAAAATGAGAAAAATAATTGTACCAGTTTCATTATTTTATGAATCTATGGAAGAGGCAGAAAAGTTAAAGGAAGAAATAGCTAATTGGCTTATTACAGACCAACCTCAAGAACTGATCTTTGATGATGAAAAAGATCGCACGTATTTGGCTCTTATTGATGAATCGTTTGACCCACAGCAATTAGTGAATTTAGGAGAAGGAGTCCTTACTTTTGTTTGTGAAATGCCATATAAGTTAGGACCTACTAAAACGGTAGAATTTGAAATGGATGGACGTGGGTTAATAGCAAATGTTCAAAATAAAGGAACGGTTCATTCAGAGCCAATTATTGAAATTGAAGTTGCGAATCCATCTACATTTTTAGATGTCTGGAATAAAGATGAATACCTCAGAATTGGTTATCCCCTTCAAGCTGATCAGTTACCTGTAGAAAGAAAACAAAGAGTAATGTGGGATCAAATGTCTACTACAGTAGGATGGACAAGTGTATCGCAGTTTGAAAACACTAAAGGTGGAGGTGCATTAAAATCTAACGGACATCAATTCTATGTAGAAGATTATGGCGATACGAACTACAAAGGGAATCATGGGGCGATTGTTAAAAAGAGCATTCCTGGAGGACCATTACAAGATTTTATAATGGATGCTTATGCTAGATTCAATTGTAGTAGTTATGTACAAATGGGACAAGTAGAAGTGGCCCTACTTGATGAGAATAGTAAACCTGTAGTCCGACTGTCACTAAGCGATGTATTTTGGGAGGCTGAAGAAACATTTGGCGTTGCCAAGATTGCTTATCCAGGGCATCAAGCAGAACAAGTAATGCTCTATACACGCGGTATGCATCCTTGGACGTGGAATAATTTTTATGGAAAGTTATGTGTGCATCGCATTGGAAATGAATGGGAGTTTTATATTGCAAAATTTGCTGATGGAACTGAGATTGATGATGCTGGAGCAAAAGCTCATTGGGTAGACAAAGATGGGATTTTGATGAATAAAGTTGCACAGGTGCAAATTTCTATCTGTCAATGGTGGAACAATAATCCGGCTGTACTCATGACAGTTGATGATATTAAGATTTGGAAAGTTAACCAAAATACAAGTAATAATCCTCCTTATATTGTTGAGAAAGGAGATAAAGTGCAAATCGATACAGCTAAAAGTCTAATTAGTATTAATGGTACAAGTGCAATTAATCTGAAGGACTTATTTAGTGATTATCCTAAAATAACTAAGGACCAGAATAAACTTGAAATTATGCCATCTAACATAGGGATAGCAAAGGTAACATATAGGGAGCGATTTAGATGAGAACTCCAAGCGGAATACTTCATGTTGTTGATTTTAAAACAGATCAAATTATAGCAGCTATTCAACCAAAGGACTACTGGGCTGATAACCGTCATTGGGAAATCAAAAATAACATTGATATGTTAGAATTCAAAACTTTTGACGGCACTCCACATGCAGTTACATTACAGCAACAGAACTTGGTTTTAAAGGAAGTACGAGATGGTCGAATTGTTCCGTATGTTATTAACAATGAAGTAGAAAAAGATTCAAATGATAGATCATTAACTGTACACTCGTCTGGTGCCTGGGTTCAAATAGCGAAAGATGGGATTATTAAACCTCAACGTATAGAGAGCGAAACAGTTAATACGTTTATTGATATCGCTCTTGCCGATTCAAAATGGCAACGTGGAATAACGGATTATTCTTCATTCCACAGTATGACTATCGATGAATTTATCGATCCTCTCACTTTTTTAAAGAAAATTGCTTCTTTGTTTGAGTTAGAAATCCGATATCGCGTCGAAATAATGGGTTCCAAGATTACTGGCTGGTACGTAGATATGATAAAGAAGCGAGGTCGAGAAACTGGCAAGGAAGTAACTCTAGGAAAAGATTTAGTTGAGGTTAGAAGAATTGAACATTCTAGAGATGTTTGCACAGCACTTGTCGGTTTTGTACGAGGTGAAGGTGACAAACTTATCACGGTGGAGAGCATAAATAAAGGACTACCTTACATCGTCGATAATGACGCATTTCAGCGATGGAATCAGCACGGGAAACATAAATTTGGTTTCTATACACCAGAAACATCAGACCAAGATATGACTCCAGAGCGGCTTATGACTCTCATGAAAACAGAATTAAGGAAACGAGTCAATACTTCCGTTTCTTATGTAGTAGAAGCACAATCGATTGGACGTATTTTCGGACTAGCACATGAACTAATTAACGAGGGCGATACGATCCGAATCAAAGATACAGGATTCACACCTAAGTTATACCTTGAAGCACGTGTAATTGCTGGTGATGAATCTTTTACGGACCCTACACAAGATAAATATGTGTTTGGTGATTATCGCGAAATTACTGATCCAAACGAAGAACTACGAAAAATTTACAATCGAATCTTAGGGGCATTAGGCAATAAACAAGAGCTAATAGATCAGTTAGATAAATTAGTAAAAGATGCAAATGAAACAGCTAGTAATGCTAAGAAAGAATCCGAAGCAGCGAAAACACTGGCTGAAAAAGTGCAAGAGAATCTTAAAAATAACACGGTAGACATCATTGAAGCTAAGAATCCACCGACAACAGGACTTAAGCCTAATAAAACACTTTGGCTTGATATTAGTAATGGAAAGCCTGGTATTTTAAAAATATGGACAGGTATAGCTTGGGAATCGGTTGTACCAGATGTTGAATCAGTTAAGAAAGAAACACTTGAGCAGGTTAATAAAGATATTGAATCAACAAAAACAGAATTAAATCAAAAGGTTCAAGAGACACAAAATCAGGCGACGGGACAATTCAACGAAATAAAGGAAAGTTTACAAGGTGTCAACCGTACAATTTCTAATATTGAAAATAAACAAGGTGAAATTGATAAGAAAGTAACTAAGTTTGAACAGGATTCTAATGGATTTAAAACTTCTATTGAATCATTAACGAAAAAAGATACTGAAATTAGTAATAAATTAAATACTGTCGAATCAAATGCGGAAGGTACAAAAAGGGCTATTTCTGATGTGCAACAAACAACAAGTGAACTAAAGAAAACAACTACTGAAATAGAAGAAAAAGCTGGGAAAATCAGTGAGAAGTTAACGAATGTAGAAACAAAGGTTAATAGTGATAAAACTGGTGGACGTAACCTTTTATTAAAATCAAATGTTAAATATGAAAAAACAGACTATCTAATCAATCAATATTCTCTAACTGAAAATTTCTTTGCGGGTGAGGAATATACCTTTGTAATTAAAGGAAGTGTCCCACAAGGGCAGAAATTTGGAATTTGGCAGAATGGTGGGTCTAGCAATGTTGGATATGCAACAAGTGTTTACGCTAATGGAATAACTTATCTAACCTTTAAAGCTGTTGTGGCTACAAGTGGAAATGAACGAAAGTTAAGCTTATATAACTATCCGAGTAGTACTACGAAATCTATTGTGGAATGGGTTGCCTTGTATAAAGGGAATAAGCCGCAGGATTGGACGGCACCGCCTGAAGAGCAGGTAACAACAGATGAATTTACCAAGAAAACAACTGAGATTGAAAAAAGTGTGGATGTCGTAAAAAACACTGTAACCAGTGTTCAAAATAGCCAGGCTGGATTCGAAAAGCGTATGACTACAGTAGAGCAAACAGCAACGGGGTTATCTTCCACAGTGAGCAATTTAAATAACGTAGTATCAGATCAAGGAAAAAAGCTTACTGAAGCAAATTCAAAACTCGAACAACAGGCAACAGCAATTGGAGCGAAAGTTGAGCTTAAACAAGTAGAGAATTATGTTGCTGGATTTAAGATACCTGAGTTGAAGCAAATCGTTGATAAAAATAAACAAGATTTGTTGGGCGAATTAGCTAACAAACTTGCAACTGAGCAATTTAATCAAAAAATGACTTTGATTGATAACCGCTTTACTATCAATGAACAGGGAATCAATGCTTCAGCCAAAAAGACAGAGGTATATACAAAAGATCAAGCAAATGGGCAATTTGCCACATCATCTTACGTAAGAGATATGGAAACCCGTCTCCAGTTAACTGAAAAGGGCGTTAGTATATCTGTAAAAGAAAATGATGTAATCGCAGCTTTCAATATGAGTAAAGAAAACATTACTTTGAATGCAAACAGAATTAACTTAGTAGGTTTTATTACAGCAAATCATATCAAAGGAAAAGTTTTAGAAGGGGTAACACTTAAAACGAGTGGAAATAGATTTGTTGAAATAAATAAACAAGACATGAAGATTTTCGATTTAGATAAGCCACGTGGTTATATAGGATTTATGGAGACAAATGATGGGAGTATTCAACCTTCATTAGTCCTTGGTTCTGATAATAGAAAATACGCTGGTACAGGATCATTTTATATTTATCAAGTCATGCCGCGAATTAATGGAGTCGATCAACCTTCTAAAGCGTATGCAAAATTTGGGGTTTCTAAAGGAGAAAATGCAGAAGGAACTAATATTTGGTCAAATTATATTCAAATGCAGAATGACGGTGGACATCTAAGCGTATATTCAGATGGACAATTTCGTTTTCAAAACTTGAATGATATTATTTTTGAATCTGAAGGATGGGCTCCAGGATATGGTTACTTCTCTGTAACTACAACTGAACCGCATATTTTTAACAATAACAAGGGACAGTTTACTTTCAAAAGAAAAGGCAGTGACTATAAAATACATTTCATAAACGGCGCCACCGATCATGATTTAATCATGGGTAATGCAATGATAAGATCAAGTTTTGTACAAGGTTATAACAACGGATTACAGATTAAAGATATGATGGGCCAAGGATGGAAAGATATAGAATTAAGAACGCTACGAGCGCAAGAAAATGTAAATGCTAATGGTCAAATGTGGGCGAAAGCATTTAATCCTACATCAGCTAGGAATATGAAAGAAAATATAAAAGATATTCCTTTCTCCGCTCTTGATAAAATCATGAGTTTAGCTATCAAACAGTACAACTTCAAGGACGACATGTATGATCTGTATCAAATGCGTGTGAACAAACCGGAAGAACAAACAGAACCATATACAACAAAAGAAATTGAAACGTATTTTGGTATGATTGCAGATGATACGGAAGATATATTTACAGATAAAGAGAAACGGGCTATTAATTTATATAATACTGTTTCAATCTTTATTGCAGCTTTCCAACAGCAGTATCATCAATTTAACGAAGAGTTAACTACTGTTAAAGGTGAGAATAAACAACTAAAAGAGCAAGTTACGAAACTAACAAACGATGTGTCCACATTAACAGAATTAGTACAAAAATTAATAGATGAGAAATCAGAGCAGCCATAAGCTGGTCTTTTTTTATTATCTAAAAAAGGAGAGAAAAAGATGGATCGTATTGATGTATTATTAAAAACCTTTATTGCCACTTTTGGTGGCTTCTGTGGGTATTTCTTGGGAGGATGGGATGCAACATTGAAAGTTCTAGTAATCATGGCAGCTATCGACTATATCACAGGAGTAGTCGCAGCAGGATATAACGGAGAGCTAAAAAGTAAAGTTGGCTTCAAAGGCATCGCCAAAAAGGTGGTGCTTTTTCTTTTAGTTGGAGCGGCAGCTCAATTAGATGCAGCGTTAGGAAGCAATAGCGCTATTCGTGAAGCAACAATTTTCTTCTTCATGGTTAATGAATTGCTTTCACTTTTAGAAAATGCTGGTCGCATGGGTATTCCGTTGCCACAAGCTTTGACAAATGCAGTTGAAATTTTAGGTGGTAAACAAAAACAAGAAGAGAAAAAGGGAGATGTTCAATAATGGAAATCAGAAAAAAATTAGTTGATCCAAGTAAATATGGTACAAAGTGTCCGTATACAATGAATCCAGAATTTATCACAGTCCACAATACTTACAACGATGCTACAGCAGAAAATGAAGTATCTTATATGATTCGCAATGATAACCAAGTATCATTTCATATTGCAGTAGATGATAGAGAAGCAGTACAAGGAATCCCTTTAGAGCGTAACGCTTGGCATGCTGGCGACGGTAACGGGAATGGTAATCGGAAATCTATTGGAGTTGAAATTTGCTACTCTTTAAGCGGTGGAGATAGATACTATAAAGCGGAAGACAATGCCGCTATCGCTGTAGCTCAACTCATGAAACAGTACAATATTCCAATTAGTAAAGTTCGCACACACCAATCATGGAGTGGAAAGTACTGTCCGCATCGTATGTTAGCAGAAGGACGTTGGAATAGCTTTATCGAAAGAGTCCAAAATGCATATAACGGTGATAGTAATAACGTAGCCCCAACGCCTACTCCACCTTCATCTAGTGGGGCAGGTATTGCATATATCGAAGGTAATAATGTTAACCTTCGTAAAGGACCTGGTACTGGATACGGAGTTATTCGCCAATTAGGTAAAGGCGAACCATATCAAGTGTTTGGGGAATCGAATGGCTGGTTAAACCTCGGCGGTGAGCAATGGGTTTATAACGATCCATCATATATCAATTACACTGGAGGGAATGCGCCAGAACCTTCGAAACCTTCGAATGATGGCGTTGGTGTCGTGACTATTACAGCTGATGTGTTACGCGTCCGCACTGGTCCAGGAACTAATTATGAAATTGTGAAAAATGTGTACCAAGGTGAAAAATATCAAGCGTGGGGATGTAAAGATGGTTGGTATAATGTTGGTGGCGACCAATGGGTTTCAGGTGGATATTTGAAATTCGAAAAATAAAAACAAGAGCCGTCCTATCGGGCGGCTTATTTTACATTTTTATGATAATAGTCATGGTCATCCTTATCTCCACCAATCCCATCTCCATCAAAGTCCTCAGTGTAAGGATTGTTGTTGTATTCCTCATTGTCGCTTCCTTCTATAAGAGCACCTATGAATCCAAATATCCCTAATCCGATTACTAAAAGTATTACAATAAAACAACCCGCTCCCAAAAACATACTAAGATCATCGTCTTTATCCCCTTGCTTTTTATCCAAAACTACTCCCCCTTTAGTGCATCCCCGTAACTTATATATACTAAACCAATTATAATCTATTCACGCGAAAAAACTGACCGTATTCAGTCAGTTTATACTCACTAGTTCATCAAATTTAAACTCTGTATTTAAACCGAAAGCATCTGTACAATACAAAGTTTTTAGCATTGGTTCGATATGTAATACATTTATGTACATGTCTTGCACCATTCCGTCACGATAGTATGAGATATGTATTTCTTCTTTGTTTTGTAGCGATTGCACAAGACCGATTTGCAGCTGCTCTTTCATATCTTCAGTAACAATTGGTTTCGGCACTTTATTCAAATCGCTAATTATTTCTCGTATTACTTCGTATTGCTCTGGCATACTGGCAAATGGCCGCCACTTCACCATGCCCCTCCCGCGTAATTTAGGTGTTCCCCAACTCTGACTTTCCATGATGATCCCCCGATTCGTGTAATTTAAGTTTAGTATACACGAACGTACGTTCTTTTTAAACTGCTTTTTCTGCGTTGTTTTTTGCCTCTAATTCCTTATTTAAAAATTCTATTCGTCGTTGGATAAATTCAATTTCGCTTCGGCGAGCTGCATTATATCCTTTAAAATGACCTTTTGCATATCCATCAGCAGATTTTATTTCCTTTTCGAAATCATTAATGCTATCCGTTAAGAATTGAATGCGTTCATTCATTACTTCTATGAAATATTCAACGGACTTTCGCTCCATACCCATATAAACAGCTCCTTTTGTAAAATTACACTATTGTTTTACATATCCCAAAAATCATCAGCTTTTGCATTTGGTTTTACATGACGAATGGCTCTCAATATTTTTTTCATAACAGTTGGACTAGGTATGTACTCTTTATCATTACACGCTTTCGAAACAGTAGGTCGGCTTAACTTAGCGGTCTTTTCTAAATCATGTTGATTAAATCCGTTCCGATCCAAAAAATCACCTAATTTTGTACGTTTCTTTCCTCCGAACTTCCAAAACACGTTTATCCCTCCCGAACTTATTTTCAACATTCTCGTCGAAAACGTAAAAAAATATTCGCGTAGACCGAAAAAGTTTTTTACATATTGTCCAAGCTGTACCCCATATGCTTTATCAAGGTCGCTACCAAAGTAGTTATCAAACTTATTATCAAAGTGGCTACCAAAGTAAATAGCTTAATTACTATCAAGGTAACTAGTATTTGTACTATCAAAGTAGCTATCAAGTTAGCTATCAAAGTAACACTATCAAGGTATGAGGGCGATAAACCTACGTGTCATAAGGATTCTAAATTCTGTTTATAAAGGGGAGTTTTATATGTTAACTACATTTATTTCTTTAGGAGTTTTAGGAGCAACAACAATTGGTGGAGCAATATTAGAGAAACATCTTGTAAAGAATGAACACGTTGCGGCAGCTAAACTTTTAAGTGAGGGAATGTATCACGGAATGAGGATAGGCGGAGTTTGTTTCATCGGTTATGTATTTATCAAAATCTTAATCATGTTCTAGGAGGATGTGAAATGGGGATCATCAAAGAATGGATTCATAAACAAAATTTAAAGAACCAACTTATAGAAGTATTCGGAAAAGCAGGGTTATTTGTGGACCATCAAACACGGGGTGGGAAAGTGCCAATTTATCCAAAGATACACAACATTTCCGCCACAAAAGAGAGCGTTAGATATATATTTACCATTCCGAACGGTCTAGATCCGAAGACAATTGAAAAGAAATGGTTTTGCTTTCAACAAATACTAGGACGGAATGTAGCAATTGAAGGGGATATCAAAAAGTTTGTACTTAATGTGTTTCATTCTGATGCAGGGCTAAAACCATACAATTACAGTTATAAGAAATGGCAGCCGTTACTAAAACAGCATCGTCTACCTGTTGTGGTAGGTCGTGACCAATTCGGAAACATGATTGTATATGACATGGTTGAAGCGAATGCACCGCATTTACTCATTGCAGGAGAAACAGGAAGTGGTAAAAGTAGTATGGTACGCGTTGTTCTGTCCACACTGATTCAAAGCATGTCTCCTGATAAATTACATTTGTACCTGGGTGACTTAAAAAACTCTGAATTTCATTTCTTGAGGAGAGTAAAACACGTAAAAGAGGTTTGCATGGAAGAAATCGAAATGAAGATTATGTTGCAGAAAGTGTGGAAGGAAATACGCGAACGTAGAAAATTGATGGAAGAGTATGAAGTGGATCATATTGATGAATATAACAAATTGAATCCTGATAATCAGAAACCATACATTTTATTAGCAAGTGATGAAGTGGCCATGTTGCAAGACGAAAAGGAATGTATGTCTACAATTGAAAAGATATCGGCAGTTGGCAGGGCACTTGGAGTCTTCCTTATGCTTTCTATGCAACGTCCTGACGCAAAAGTATTAGATGGTAAGTTAAAGCTGAATATGACCGTTAGAATGGGCTTTAAATGCGATAGTACGATTAACAGTAATATCATGGGTACACCTGGTTCAGAACACTTGGAGCAATCGGGCCAAATGATATTGAAATTAAATGGATTAAAGAAAGTGCAAGCTCCTTATTTAGAATTAAGCAAAGCGAAACAAATCGTTGAACCTTATCGGATTCCCAAAGAGGATACAAAGCTTCAGAATCCTCCACAAGAAAAGAACCAATTATTCGGGGTGTTAGATTATGAAGAATAGAGATAAAGCGATACTGAGCGATTTGAAACGGTTTAGATGTATGTCACGCAATGACATTATAGATTTGCATTTTCATGGAGTAAAAAACGCGGTTACTTGCTGTAACACGGTGATGAAACGATTAAGGAGAGACGGTCATGTGGATGCCAATATCTCACAGCAGCCATTTATATATTTCCCTCAACCTAGCACACTTCGAAAAACTAGCCAAAAGATTCCCCACTTCCTCGGTATTGTGGATATATATAAACAGCTTATCCATTATGAAAGGCCGAAACTATTTAAAGTGGAACCAAAGTACGGGAAAGATTATATGGAACCTGATGCATTTACAATATGGCGCAGATCTCCATTCTTTATTGAAGTGCAGAAGTCAGTTTACAGCAAGAAGGTTATGCAAGATAAAATCAACAGGTATGAATTATACTTCCACAGTCAGGAATGGCATAACGAGTCATGGCAGCCGAAAGGATCTAAATACTTCCCATCAATCCTCATTATTACTGATAAACAGTACGATATTAATTCTTCTAATTTACGAATCTTTCAAGCTTCTTCAATTAGCAATTTTATGGAGAGCCTTGCTGTAAAAGCATAATAAGGAGAGTTTTATTAGTGGGAATTGCATCCGTTGTAGCGTTATGCGGTGGGCTGTTCATTATGGTTGGTAGCCAGGAACGGGGATTCTCGCTAATAAGTCGTGCAGGAATTGGTTATATAGTGGTGCAAATGATTCCATTGTTTATGAGATTACTTGTTGAGATTGCGAAAGCTATTTAGTCCTACAAATGTAGGGCTTTTTCTTTGCAGAAATTTCTTAACCGTCATGAGACATAGAGTGATTCAATATTCTAAATAATATAATTTTTACTTGATTTTTTTGGAAAAAACAGTAATTATATGAATGTGTAACTCTAATATTATATTAGAAACAATAGAAATAAGGGGGGGTATAAGTGGGAGATATTAAAGTTACTCCAGAGGAATTAAGAAATAGAGCAAAAACTTTTAAATATGCTAGTGCTGAAGCAACCGATCGTCATAATAGAATTCTTTCAGAAGTGTTTAATCTTCAAATGAGATGGATAGGAGCTTCTAGTTTAACTTTTTATAATGATTTGCCTCGATTTAATAAGTCTTATGAAGATTATGTTCAATGTTTGAACCATATTGAAAGTGAATTGGAACGCATAGCAGAAAAATTTGAACAGGCAGATAATCATTATATATTTAAAGATGCAGGCGCAGTGATTGGCGATTCAATAAAAGATAATAGTCCTTTTGCTCAAGTTTTAAATTATAATACAGATATAACACTCCCTAAGAATGCAAAGACTTTTTTTGATGATGTAAATGGATATGATAAGATAGGTGGAGAGGCTAAAGGGGCAGTTATAGATGCTGGATTTAAGGTTGGAGATTTTACTATACATGAACAACTTCTTAGAGGTGAGGTTAAGGCGCAATTTGGCGGAGGAATAGGTGGAGAAGCTAAAGCTGGAGTAACTTTTAATGATTTTGGAGTAGATCATGAAGATGGAAAAGTCCATGTGAAAGTTGGGAATGCTGAAGCTGGTGTTGAGGCTAAAGATGGTCATGTTGGCATTGGAGCTAAAGCAGATTTAATTAAAGGGGAAGCTGAAGTTAAAATTCCTATTCCTTTTATTGATGATTGGAAGATAGTGGTTGGTGGAGAGGCAGCTTATGGTAGTATAGGCGGGGAAGCCAAACTGGGATTAATGAACGAGCTTGATGTTGGTTTTGGAATAGGATTAGGTGTAAAATTTGGAGTTGAAAAAGACTAAATAGTTTGTTTTTTATAGGGGGGATAAGATGCTTTCTTTAGATGTATTTAGGAAGATTTTAACGATTTTTTGTGCTATTGCTGTTCCTGCTAGTCTATTGGCTATATGGTTTGGAGCAGATGCTACATTGAAAGAAAAAATGATTTTATCAGTGGTATTTTGTGTAGTAATGCCATTATTTATTTTCATATTTTATAAGATTGTTTCATTTTTTTTTAAGAAATCTTATTCTTCAAAGAAGTATTAATTTTATAATTTATTAGAAGGGGTTTTTAATTATGGAAAATACATATGTACCAAATTTATTAATTGGAGAAGATTTATTACCAATTGGTTCTGTAGTTCTTGTTGAGGGTATTAATCAACCTCTTATGGTTTATGGTAGAAAGCAACAACAAGCAAATGAAGACAAAATGTGGGATTATGTATCTTGTCCTTATCCACATGGTAATTTATCTAAAGAATACAATGTATTTTTTAATCATAATCAGATAGCAAGCTTATTTTTTAAGGGGTTTGAAACAGTTGAAGAGTTAGAATTAAGAAATAAGTTATCGGAATTTTAGTGAAAGGGCAGACTAATTTTATGTTCTTAGGATTTGGATGGTTTCCAAAGAGATGGGGAAAAAGGAAGGTTTCAGAAAAGTTTCTGCAAGCAAAATTTGCTGATGAAGGAAAAGGGATTTTGATTATTACTTATGCTATAGATTTATATGTGATATCTATTCCTTTAAAAGTAAAGAAACATAATTCACTTTAATTTCTATTGAATATAGAAGTGATTATGCTACGAAAGTCATGTGTATACATGGCTTTTTTATTTGCAGGAATTTCTTAACCACCATGGAATACTCTCACTAGGAGGTGTTGTGACGTTATGACGGACGAAATTGTTTATTCTGCTAGTGAAGTATATAAACGACTAGGAATAAGTGATAGCACCCTTAGAAAGTACATGGAAGTATTGTCACGTGAGGGATTCGCAGTAAAGAAAGATAATCGCGGCAGACGCCAGTACACAGACAATGACATTATGGTGATTGAAAAATTAATTGAACTGAGTAAGCATGACGGTATGACGCTAGAAAAGGCAGCGAAGATGATTGCACAGCAAATAGAGAAAGTTAATCCGGATCTGATTCAAGAAGAGTCTGAGGAAACGGACTTAGTGCCATTCCATATTAAACAGCAACTACAGGAACAGTACAGCGTTATGGCGCAAGAAATGAATCAGAGTATGTTAGCAATGGAGAAGCGATTAAGTGAGCAGGCAAAGCAAAATAGCGAGGAAATCAAAGCGAGCGTGGAAGCGCATAATGAACGCGTGGAAAAACGATTGGAAGCTCGAGACGAAACCCTTATGAAGACACTACGTGAGATGCAGGAAACCAAGAGATTAATGCAGGAATTTCGTGATGAGGTTGCTGCGGCGAAAGAGAAGAAACCGTGGTGGAAGTTCTGGTGAATATATTTACACAAATTATGAACAAGTAGAGAGGGAAAATGCATACCTTTCTACTTGTTTTTATTTATGTATTTTATATATCCCAAAAGTCATTATTTATATCACTGTTATTTTTATATTCACTCTTTTCTTTTCCGCACTTTTCGCATTTATAATAACTAAATATGCCCATTTTCCCTCTTTTAAAATCTTCACTATCTTGAGCCTTAATAAAGTTATATTTGTGTATACATTTAGGTTCTTTTACTTTATCAATCCATTCTCTTAACATAAAGTAACCACTCCCCTTTACAGAATATCCATTGTTTATTTCTACACTTAGTATATCCTACAAAATATTACCAAACAATAAACGGGTTATGTCTCAGCGGACAAATCAACACTTTCTTGGTACTAACTCATAAACATATCGTGAAAAATCGTTGTTGCGAAGGAGGAGAGAAAGCCGTGGTGGAAGTTTTGATTATTGATTTTTAAATAAACTACGCAAAAGTAGAAAAGTAGAAAAGTAGAAAAGTATATATTTCTACTTTTCTACTTTTGCGAAAGGTGTATTTATTATTGGGGTACTGCTAGCATTTCGGAAAACCCCCACGCTAAGTAAAAACATAGAATAAGCTGCCCATATGGACAGCTTATTTACATAATTATCGTTATCAGAAGTTGATATATGTAATTCATCTACGAAAAATTATCACTATCAGACTGGAATTATGCTTTCTAACTCAGTAATTTTCTCGCTAATTAACTGCTCTATTTTTTTTATAAAATCATCAATTTGACTAAGTTCCGTAAGGATAAATAAATTTGAACGCATCCAATAAGGCTTTGATTGCTTATTGTCAGCTACTACCTCAATGCCTACAATTCCTCTTTTATCATGTAAGAAGAATCTCATGGATAAGAAATGAGTTACATTGTCTATATCCTCACCTGAAACCCATTGAAACTCATTTATTTTAAAAGTGGAGAACTTGATTATGCCTTTTTTAAAATCTTCGAGATCTTCATTGGTGGGGTCACCATATCATTTCGGGAAAATTGTACGTTTAGATACAAAATAGACACAATTTAATCAATTCCCTGTATGTTAAGGAACCGGTTAGCAATCCCAAAAAAAACATCTAATAGTATCTTTTTTAGAATCGCTCAAGTAATATTTTATTAGAGCCGAATTTTTTAGTTTTACAAATACAATTTATATTTGGAAGCCATTCTTTTTCATGGGTAATTTCCAATGTTAAATAGTTAATTGATAATTTTTTTCCACTAGATGCCAAAGGGTGTTTTAAAGAATAATTAATAATTTCAGTGCAAATAAGATTGGCTATTAAACTAATGTATGGACCTATGGCAGTAGTAATTGTTTTGGATTCTAACTCTAATAATTTTTCTTTCTTCAAGGGATTGTTTCCTAATAAATCGTGATAAAAACATTCTAAACAAGGTGTCTGATTAGGAATGCTGGTCAAAATTTGACCTGTCACACACCCTAATCCACCTGTTATAAGGGGAATATTCCTTATCTGTGAAAATAAATTAGACCATAATTGAATATATATAGGGGGCTGATCTGCTGCACAAATTAAAATATCAATGTCCTCAGGAAATACCTCTAATAAATCTTCTACACCATTTATGCGTTTTGTGAAACCTGTTATAGAAATCTCATCATTGAAAGCTTTGATATTATTTATAGCTGATTGCACTTTATATTCACCTATATCAGATAATTTATATAAAAATTGCCTATTCAAATTCTTGTATTCAATCTTATCAGGGTCTACTATATAAATAGTATTTACGCCTAATCCTGCCAATTGTAACAATAAATTACTTCCCAATCCCCCAAGACCAATAATACCAATTTTTAATTCCTGTAATTCCTTTAAAATATTCTCTGCTGAATTATGCATAGAAGAAAAATTTGAAAAGAAATGAAGATTTGTTAAATGTCGATTATTATCTATATTAGGATTAGGTAAGCACTGTTCTACATGACCGTAATTATTTAATTCTTTGATAGTATCCCATACATCTTGTTTGGTTAATGAAGGGAATTTAGAGTGTAATATTTTAAAAATTTCTGTCACACTCTTATTTCCATCTAATAAATTAAGAAGTTCTTTAAGAAAACCATCGCTATCTTTCAATACACTCATAAAATTTCGATCTTTACCAATAATAATTTCTGTATCACTTATATAAGTGACAGGATGTATATCTTTTATTTTATAAAACATGATAAAAAACACCTCAATATATAAGATTTAAAAAAGGTGCTTTAAGAATTAAAGCACCTTTTTTAAATCTTATGTTCCTCCAATAGTACCTCCCCAAATCCAATCCAAAAAACCTGATTTTTGATCAATTCTTTCAATATCGATTTTATTCATGTGAACTACTCACCTGCCTTTATGTAAATAATACCATTTTTAACTTTATCTTTCAATAGTTAATTTTCTATATATTTTTATAATTTAAAAATATATAGAACAAATATAAGAATTCAATATTTAGGGGAGTGAAGTATAGGGTTTTTTTGTAAAATTTTGAAATGAAGAGGAAACTTAAAGAAATTCTATTAGGAAATGTCATATGTTTATTAAAAACCTTTGAAAATATAAAATAAACTTGAAGTAAACGGTTGAGTGGGATCAACGTGTATATTACGAATCTTTCTACAGAAAATGTTCCAACGGAACACATCCATGACTTGTATTCATTACGCTGGCAAATTGAAATTTTGTTCAAAACATGGAAATCTTTTTTTAAAATTGACAGGTGCAAAGAAATTAAGAAAGAACGCTTAGAATGCCATTTATATGGGCAACTCATTAGTATTTTACTCTGTTCATCGACGATGTTCAAAATGCGTCGGTTACTCTTAGATAAGAAAAAGAAAGAGTTAAGTGAATTCAAATCCATCTATATAATAAAGAATTATTATCTATTGTTTTATGAAGGATTACAAAAAGATACCCAGGAATTAACAAAGATATTATTTCGTCTGTTCAATCTTTTACAGAAAAACGGAAGAAAATCCCATAGGTATGAGAAGAAAACAGTCTTTGATATCTTAGGTGTTGTATACAACTTTTCTATGTCTCACAATGATGTAGCGTAATTCAAAAAATTGAAACCCGATAGGGTTTATTTGGTATGCGAATCTTTAAAGAACTTACACCGGACCTTTAGAAAAAAGAAAAAATCTCACGTGAAATTAAACTTATATAATCTTAGCTTGATGGGCATGGGGTACCGTCAGCATTTCGGAAAAAACCCACGCTAAGCAAAAAAATAAGCTGTCCAGATGGACAGCCTATTTACATAACTACCGTTATCAGAAGTTGATCAACATCAGTTTATTCGTCTTATAAAATAGAAAACTAAGGAGGACAAAGTAATAGGAAGACTAAATTTAATAAAATCCATTATAGAATAAGATACATATGCTCCAGATAATCCAATGTATATTAAATATGTATAGGAAACACCTAATAATATAAACAGGGGAATCCCAATACTTAATTTATAACTTATTTTTATTTTTCTATAAGAAAATTCTCCTAGTAAACAGCCTATAAGTACAGGTATGCTCCCATACATAATGTAAAGAAGAGTCATCGACCAGGGGGAACCAAATGATGCTTTCATACCTTCAGAGTTATTTATAAATTCCAAATTAGATGTAAATATAGAAAAAAATATAAGACATACTAAGTAACTAACTATAAATTTTTTCATTTCTATCCCCCATATTATTCACAATGATATCTTTATTATATACAGTTACTCTTATCTAATATAGATAAAATGCAATATGTATATTGTATTCATGCTCGATTAACATAACGTCCTATTATCGGTAGCAAGAAAAAAGGAGGAACCCTAATCTCACAAGGGAACCTCCTTTTTCTGTTCTATGAACCTATACATTTTTTTATACATTCCTATCCTGACGCGGTTTTAGGGTTCTTGTTTATTACTGGATTAGCCGAAAAACTGTATGAAATCTTGCATGCTCGTAGCGTGGTTTTTTCCAAAATGTTGGTGGTACCCCATGCCCATCAACTTAAGAATTTTATAGCGTCCTCAAAACGCAAAAACGGGAAGACCTACAAAAAGTAGAGCTTACTTTTTGTCGGAAATTATGTCATTTAGGATGTTCTGCTCATGTTCATTCAATTTACTAGCAATGTAGTAATCTAATATTTCATCAATAAGCTCATAATTTTTCATATCTTTCATTGTGCAAATGGTTTTTATTTTATTGAGTGTTTCAGGCGATACTTTTATATTTTTCCTGTCTGCTGCTGACAATGAATTCTTTTTCTTTGTCGCAGGATTATCTTGAACAGGTGTCACAGTCACTAAGTATTTTTTATCCAAATTGACCACTCCTATTTAGTATATATTATCCCAAACTATTAAAACTAATTTGCGTATCTTGTGTAGAGAGAAAAGCGGAAATATAGAAATATCCCTATTTCCAAATAGGGATATTTCTATATTTTTAAATCTCTGTTAACAGCTTGAATTTCCTTTTCTGTTCAGGCGTTAGCTCATTTTCTACATAACGATCTATAAGTAAATCGATGATCTCATACGTGAATTTTGTGTTTGTAAGTTTCATTAATACTTCAAGTTCTTCTTTTGATTGATTAGAAATTTTAATGCTGCCTTGCTGATTTTTAAATTTCTTTTTTGATTCAGTTTTTTCGTTTCTTTTTTCTTTTTGAGCTACTTGCTTTTCTTCTGTCTTAGGTTGAGAAGGAGCAGATGGAACTTCATTATTTTCCACTACAGCTTGTCCTTGCTCTGGTACATAAGGTTCAGTAGGTTCAAAGTTACTTTTCTTTCTACCTAACAAACCAGGAGTTCTTGCCATTTTACACACCAACCTTCATTTTTTCGAACATATCAATACGAGATAATAATTCATCACTAATCGTTTCGTATAGTTCAATTACATTCATATCATGTCTATCTTTTTCAGTAATACCATTCACATCAAATCGTTTAATACGTTCCATTTGAGGGACGATGTTTTTGAATAGGTTTTCTTCACCGAAAATTTCACGAGCGTTTTCCATGATATACTCGTCAACCTTACCGTTGTTTTTTAATAGGACAGGAAGAACGCCAACTACTTCAATATCAAGATCATATTGTTCCTTTAACTTGATAAGCTCATTAATATAGTTCTCAGCGCCAGTAAGAGAACGTTCTTGTGTTTGTAGTGCAATTAGAACATAATCCGAAGCTACAACTGCATTTTTTGTAACTTCTAGTGACATAGGAGGAACGTCAATAAATATGTAGTCGTATTTATGCTTTATCTTTTCAAGTAATCCTTTAAAGTAATGATCTTCTTCAGCTTCTGAAGAACAATTTTTATAAAGGAATTTTGCGAAGTCCTGAAAATCAACATAAGAAGGAAGTAAATGTAAGTTCTCCATAATTTCCACTTCTAAGCCGTCTAGGTTTCCCTCTTGTATACCTTTCATTAATGTTTTTTCAACAGTAACGATTTCATCAGGGTTAAGGATTGATTTTGTTAACATTAAAGACTTTGTTGCGTTACTTTGTGGGTCAAGATCAACAAGTAATGTACGCTTGCCCTTTTTAGCAAATTCATAAGAGTTCAATACAGCATTTGTGGTTTTACCGACTCCACCTTTGTAATTACCTACCGTAATTGTAATAGCCATTTTTAACACTCCAGTTATAGTTTTTGAAATTTCCCTATATCCCTTTATAGAAATAGGGAAAAATAGAAATAGGGAAATAGGGATATTTCTAACTATAGAAATAGGGATATTTCTATATCTTTAAAGAAATTATAACAATGATATTTAGGTTATGCAATAGAATCATAGAGTTAGTAATTAATAACAAAAACGTTGGTATCAAAAGATTCTTTTGATGTACGAAGTAGAGAGAGTTAAGAAATGAATATGAAATTTTGTAGAGGAGATAGTAGAAGCAAAAATAATAAAAATAGGGAAATATAGATATAGGGAAAAGGGGAAATATCCCTATATCTATAAGTGGAAATAGGGAAATAGGGAAATAGGGATATTATTCGGAAAGTGCGCAAATTCGCTGTTTACAAAGGTTAATGCTTGTTGTAACGTAGTACACAACAAGCACCATTCTACAAAACAAAACATAATTTGATATTTTACATAAACGAAGATCATGAAGATTGAACGAGATAAATTAAAAACAATTGAATATGAACACAAAACAAAAAGCCACTCCCATATGCTAACGGCTACCAACCGTTGTGGGAATGACTCAGCTCTAGTAATTGCTACCAACACTTACTAGACATAACCTGTAACCATGCAGGAATTTGGTTTAAGTAGTGTACCACCACTATCCTTAAACAATTATGCCTTTCGACTAGGCTTATTTGATATACCCATTTTATCTATGATTCGGCTAAAATTCAACTAGTAAATGCTAGAATTGTATTTTTTGCAGTCAAAAGATATATATAGGGCATCTCTAAGCCTAGAAGTCTTGTGAATGTACAAGCCATTTAGGAGTTGGAGATGCCTTTTTGTTTTTTGTTCGCGTGGAATTGCCTGATACCACGTAAATAAAAACTGATAAGCCGTAATTCCGTGCTGCTATACATATAGGGGGAACGTGTTACGGCGTGGCTAGCTGTTGGTCGTGCAGGGGGTACAGAGTATGCGCCTACAAAAACAGCACCCCTCATTGGAATCCTGTTCTTCTGATGAGGGTGGGCGAGAACGTGCCCAGGGACGAATCCCTAAAAGGTTCGGGTGGTTATCGTTAGCATTACGGTGCTAGGGAATACATTCAGTTTGTCGTGTAGGGACGATATTACAAGGACAAGCCATAGAAAAAGGATGTATGCGGTGAAAATCGCTGAGTGAACAGGGTCTATACATACGGATACCTTATAAGTGACCGCATGGCGAAAACAAGACGCTTATCCATCTATTTTGATCGATTACTTTTTTGTGATCTTTCAAAGTAGGGGATAAATCTGCCTTCCAGCCGTGTTCCATAATCGTTCCCACATGATAAAAACCTTCAAGACCTCCAGTCAACATTAAATTCGAAGAAATGATGAAAAATATGAGATTGTTTAAGACCTGAAGGAACTACTGACTTAGATAGAGGAATAAATAAGAGATTTAATACTTACTTGGTTAGAGGATAGGGGGATGGATGGTAGAATAGGCCTTGTTTCAGGATTTGGTTTTTTTAATTAGATATAGTACGTGAAATTATTATGTATATCTTTTTTTAACTTGTTTATACTATCCATTATATTACTAAAAAAAGGTAGTGAAAATATTGGATTCTACTTCTTTAACTAGTTCTTTAATTTTAGATAGTAATTCGTTTAACAATCAATTCAATACATTTATTGGAGGTGTTAGATATAGTTGGGATGGAGCAAATGAAAAGGCACTACCAATGAAAACTGGTGAAATTCCTGGTGGCTATATTAATGGTCCGGCTTTTAGAATTTATAAGAAAGGTGTTCATTCGCCAAATTATCTATCATATGGTCCGTATGTTAAACCTGACGGATCGGGCGAATTGTCACAGATTTATATTTTTTGTGTTGCTGATAACTTTGGAGGTGGTAATGAACCAATAGCCACTTTTGACTTAGTGGATCATGCGGCAGGCGGAAGAAATATTGTAAATCCAGTAACTGTTAAAGTAAGTGATTTACATGGTATAAAAGTTTTTGGGATTTTTCTTAGTGCTCCTATTGAAGTAAACCAAAATATGGAGATTGAAAATCGTATATTTGTTCATGGAGGTTCAGATTTATCGTTTTTTCAGATGCATTGGTATATTAGTTATATATAAGTGTTTACCTCCTACATATAAAAAATGTAGGAGGTTTTTTATAATGTATATTAAGTTTTAAAGGATGATACAAGTGAAAAATAATGATCCAATATTGATGATGGTAATAATAGTAAAGAAACTACTATTAAAAATGGATATTATGTTGAACAAGGTCCCTATGTTCAACATAATTTTCCTTGGCCTGGTTTTACTGCATATCAATTATGTCATAATGCAAGGTGTAATGGCCCAACTATAAGAACTGATAATGCATGTTTTTAAGTTGATAGTAATTAAACTAAAAACACCTTTTGATGAATAGTAGTATAGGGGCACTAAGGATTGCTTATGTTAGTGCCCCTATACTACTATATATAATATTAAATTGAAAATTAATTTTGTTTTAGCCAAGCATCTCTAGCTCTTCTGTAAGCACAATATTTATCTATGCAGCAAGAAATAATGCTTTCTCCTACAATAGGGTCAAAGCATATAGGTAAACAAACGTCTCCTGGTTCTGGATTGCGTACACAATCCCAATATTCTTGTAATAACTTATCTACATCATCATCTGTTACGATAGTATTAATAGAAGATTCAGAGCAGATATTAGTGCAAGTATCTTCTTGAATAAAATAGTTTGGACAATAATGGTTAACAAGCGAAGCGTATGGATTAATTACTGAAGAATATGGAATAAATATACCATCCCAAGTTATAAAACCATTACCAACTTCAGTACCATATATTGTTATGTTAATCGGTCTATATTGATGCCACATTTTAGATACCTCTCTTTTCCTGGTTTAATAACTATATATTCGTTAATGTTGTACAATGATCTGTACGTTTATCCTAGTTATTAAAATTTGGGGTACAAAAAAAGACACCCTATGTTGCCTTCCTCCGTCTTGGACTATCCTGTATTAATGCCCTATCGATTAATAAATTAAATTATAAAAATAATTTGTTATACTTCCGTGTACCCTAGCTGATATAATGTATAAGGCAATTATTGGTTAATTAAAGGTACATATATATTAGGAGGTACATAAGTCATGGAGCTAATAATTTCTTCATTTGTATTAGTGGTAATATTCTTTATTCTTTCAATAACTTTAAGTGGTAAAGGTCAGCGAATAGCAAAAGAAGTTTTAAAAGAGCTTATTAATGGTCCTGAGGGAAAAATGTTGGTAGGTTTTTTTGGGACTTTAGCAGTTATAGGAGTAATTTTTATCATTTGGTTTTTATTGAACTAAGCATTCCAGTTACTCAGGCTGATACAAGGTGCAAGAAAACTACTGGTTCACATATATTAGGGGGGAGATAAGTAATGATAGATATAATCACGTCATTCTTTTTACTAGTTATATATTCTATTCGTTATCTATTTTCAACAGGTGAAAATAGGAAAAAGGCAAAAGCTGATTTAAAAGAATTTTGTACTGAAACTGATGGGCAAATATTATTAGGTGCTGCTATGGGGCTGGTGATAATAATTTTTGGTTATTTGTTTATGACGCAAATAAATTTTTAACTAAGAAGAAAAGTATTAGAGAAAACAAGATATTAAATAATATACAAGGATCTCGCCATTTCTGTTGGATGGTGAGTTTTTTAATGTACAAAAGAAAAGACACCCAAAGGTGCCTTCCTCCGACTTGAACCATCTTGATTTTAATAATATGTATTGGACGCCAATCCAAATATTATTTTACTATGTTAAGTTGTTTTCTTCGTTGGGAAAGATGAAGAAAATCTATATTTTTTGTAATCCAAAGTAGGCTCCTGAATCTTAAGCATCATCGCCACGTCTTTGCTAATATATATGGCTTGAGAGCTGCCTGTCTTATCTGTCATAGCATCATCACCTCTGTTATAACATTCGTTATGGTGGAGGGTAAACCCTTGTCTTCGTCGAAATGTTACAGTATTCCCTAAAGCTTATTATTTTATTTAACCTTCGGTTCGTGAAATTTTTTATTGAATAGGGATTTTAAATTCCATATGAGGGGTTTTATATGATGAAAAAAGAAAAAGTAATTGATATTAGAAATGGGTATGGTATGGAAGTGGATAACATTAGAACTAAGTTAAGCGAACTAGAAAATGGGAGGATATATGAACTTACAGGGGCACGAATGGACGGATCAATAGCGCAAAATATCCAACGCTTAAAAGACATGTTAAATGATTTATGTAATAAAATAGAGTATGGAAAAGATTCGATGATAGAAGAAATAGCTACTTTGCATGAAACAAAAGATTCTAAATAACTTTTATACGATAATTATGACAAAAAGAAGATTCGTTTTTAAATCGAATCTTCTTTTAACTATTCTATAGAATTAACCACCCAGATATGCACAAGCTGAGTTACCTAATACAGGTGCAGCGACAATCAATTTTTCTGCAGTATCTTTGTACTTGTCCCCATTCGCTTTAATAATTTCTCCAATAAGAATAATACCTGTACTTACTAGCACACCACATGGGCCTGCTCCTGTTCCGGCAGGTGAGTTAAGAGCTAATTTTTTGTATTGGCCACTTAATATTTTTGCAAATAATTGATCTGGAGGTACAATCGGGTCACCTAAATTTATCATATGAATGTATGTCCCCATTGCTTGCTGCCAACTATCAATAGAAATTTCAGCATATCTATCGAAACTAATCTTCATTTTATCTAATTCGCCTTGAGCATTTTCAAATATTGATTTTAAGCTAGGGACATCCCGAATATTTCCCTCTACTCTCTTAGCTAAATCATTTACATCCTTGACACTTATTTTCTGTAATTCATGTTTAGTTTTTTCAGCAATACTTCCCAAAGTTCCGCCAATTTTAACATCGAATATATTACCAAAACCAGACATAGTTCAAATACCTCTTTCTATAATAATTTTTATCTTTAGTATTTGAGGTTGGCTTAATAATATACCGAATAATTATATCCGCACATATATTCTAAAAAAATATCAATCTTAACTTAACTATCTTTCTAAATTTTCGTTTACTTCTCTAATATAATCGAAAATCTTTATTTCTCTTCTATTTTTCCAATCACAAATAAATCCATCCATTCCCCAATTATCCGAATAATTCTTACACAATCGTACAAAATGACCAAAAGTATCATCATAAAAACGAACATATGCCATAAGGTCATTATTAATTTTCAGCAAGAGAATTATATGACTTTCATCCGGAAACGGTATAGTGTTCAATGCATTGATAGGATTTTTCTTTGTAGATATTGCTACAAAGTGATTATCGCCACCATTTTTGATCCAATCTCTTATTGGGTCAAAGCAGGATTGCAATACAAATTCTTGTCCTGTTACATAGGCCAAAAAATTAAATGCAGTCTTAGCATATACACGAAAATAAGCATCAATATCAATCTTCATTTGTTGATTCACTGTTGGTTGTATTTTCCCGTACTGAGGTGTAGATATTTTATGTTCCTTTTGATTTAAAACAACTTCAATCCATTTTTTTATTTCTATTCCATGATTTTCATTATTGAACGCAAGATGCCATTTCTTTTCTTCTTCTTCATAACCAATTAGGAAAGAAGCTTCATCAATTCTGTCATCAATATAAGTTTTATATCTAGAGGTGAACTTTTTTAAGTTTTTAATAAAACCATCAAATTGCTCTAAAGGTTCCCCTAATGATTTATCTGAATAAAAGTTAAAAGTTGCATTAGTATTTATTTTTAATTGTGGCAATGAAAATGGATTACCTAAAGATATATATCCAAACTTTATAACTAAAGGTGAATTTTCATCATACATAAGAGCTACCTCTGATTTAGTTGCTCGTTTTTCATTTAAATTCCCACGTTTTCCTGGCCCGTAAAATTGACGTGGTAGTGCAATAGGAGACCTTCTCATAAATTCAGTTTCAATTCCCGAAACACTGTTATTGAAATCGTGACTTACGTATCCCTTAGGAAGTTTTTTTATACCTCCTAAACCAGCTGGGAAAATGTGTTCACCTGATTTATATGTAAGTTTAGATTCATAATCTTTAAAGTAAATACAACGATTCTTTATTTCCATCGTTATCGCTCCATTTCATAGGAATTCAATCCACTTTTAATCACGTTTATACTTTTGTAGTACTTCATCTAATCTTTTACGTAATACACAAAGCGATATTTTTATATAATTATAGAGAAAACAGGTATTTTAATTTAAAAAGGTATTCAAAAATGAATACCTTTTTTCATCATACATAAATTATAACGTCAAGTACTTCCTCCCAAAACATTTTTGAATTAAATTCTAGATTAAATTCATACCTTTCGGCAAATTCCTGTTCCATTTCTTCGCCAACATTAGAAGAAATGTACATTGATAAGATACGCAATTGGTCTACAGCTTTATTTATTAAATATTCATCGTAGTTAGGTCTTATATCATGTTCATCTTCATCTACACGAATTTTATTTTCTAATTGCAACTGTTGCACCTTGCTCCAATTAAAGAAATCATTTTGGACTGGCCAAAATCTTGTAGACCCTCTAAGGAATTGATCACAGTATATTGCAGTTATAACAATGTCATCTAATCTTGATAAGATACTTTTCACACTCTCTACATGTTCATCAAACAAATCCCATTTATTTGTGGTCTCTTCTTCTTCTTTTGCAAGTGTCTGTGCAGGTTCCTTTGTAACTACTAAATGCGTTTCTTTTCTTTTTACAGGATTCTTTGCAACTACTAAACGCCCATCTTCTGATACTTCCACTTTCTCTTTTTCTGCTCTGACAGATTTTAATGTATTTTCATAGTGGGCTTTTAAAAATGCAATTTCCATGTCCTTCTTATAAATTGTTTTTTGTAAATTTTCCACTTCACTTTGCACAGCCAAATATTCAGCTTGATTAACAGTTTCTTCTTCATCGAACTTACAATTTGAATCTATCCACTGCATGAGTGTAGCGGCACATTTATTCACATAACCGATTCCTCTTTGTTCTCCGAACCCTTTTTCTCTAAAGTGATCAGCTATACTTACAATATCCTTGACAGTTGTTATAGTTAAAGATTGCATCGCTGCTCCTAATGGTGTTTTTCCCAATATAGAATAATGTATAGGTGGAATTATTATAGGGAAAACATTATGATTTAATATCCATGCAGCTCCCAATTCAGCTAAACAGAATTCACTTTTAAAATAATTAGGTGTTAAGATACAGATTACCATTTTTGTATTGGTTACATGCGCTTTAATATTTTCTATAAAGTTATCTCCATATCCAATGTTTTTGGTTCCTTCTGCAGAAGTACAATAAATTGTGTCTCGGTCGATTTTTAATGCAAGTTGTAAGAAATTTATTAATTCATCGACTAATTCATGATCTTTAGTTGAGTGGCTAATAAAGAAATCATTTTGACTCATGATATATTCCCATCCTTCATCGAAGTTTATGTAATTTATATAATCAACATCTCAAATATTAATATAATCTTTTCTTTTACACTTATATCTAAGAAGCTAACCAATCATAAAACGGAACTTTCCCTGTGTATTCATGCTCCGAAAGTGCACGAGTAACCATACTTCTATCAAGCTTGTCCTCTTGTAATTGTTTCTTTGCATTTTCTTTTATTCTGCGAAGCTCCAAGTCTTCGATTTTATTAACTAATGCCGTAATCAAATAATCCCTAAAATTAGAAACTTTCCCCTGGTTGTATTTATCCATTACTTTCTTCAATACAGATTTAAAGCTACGATCTGTTAAATCGTCTTTTGTTGCTTCCCGAAGAGTATTAACAATTACATTTAATTGTTCTTCATTTAGGGAATGTGAAGAGAAGCTTCGCTTATCATCATCAACTTTCGCTATATCATTTATATATATATTGGTATTTTCTTTTTTGTTATTTTTTCTTTGGTTATTTATATTGTACTGGATTTCCGGATTCGGAATTTCCACATCCGGATTTTCAGGAAGTGGGTTTTCGGAGCTCTTCGAACCTTCGGAAACCATTTCCGGATTTTCAGGAAGTGGCTCTCCGAACTCAACCCGAACTAAATATCCTTCCGAAATTTGCTCTTGGATCGTCTCTTCTAACATCTCAGCAACATCTTCTTTAACTTGTCCGTAAATGTAGATTTGTTGTATGAATTTACCTTTTTCTAAGACTTTTACACGAGCTGCGTATTTGTTATGTATTAATTCTTTTAGTGCGTTATAATGCGCGTCACGTCCGTTTTTAGAACGTTTAATAATATCAGGCATGTTAATCTTCCAAACTCCGTCACGATGTGAACAGAACTGAATTAAAAGGTACTTCGCCATTCCAGTAAGATTACAGTCATCAAGTAGAGCGTTTTCTACAACACTATGCCCACGTTTCCGAGCATGTTTAAAAACATCATTAGCCATAACGAAAAATCCTCCATTTATTGCCCCGACAAAATTTGGGTACAACGAATAGAGGATTTGTAGTTTACGTTTTTTTAAAGTTATGATACTATTTAGGTATCAACTTAATTGACGTATGTACAAAACCTCTGTTTCCGGTTTTTAAATGGTGTCTTGGCGACCAACCTTTCGACCATCTAAAAACTTCTATCAGGGGTTTTTTTATTTTATATAAAAGTAGTTGTTTAAAAATCTATGTATCTACCATCAATCATAGCAGAAGATTGACGAAAAAAGAAGAGAAAAAGGAAAGACCATCGATACTAGGCGGTCTTTCCTTTTTCTTATGTTGAATATATTATTATATAGAAGTAAATTTTAGAGTGTTAGGTGGTTAAGTGAATATGATTGTAGGAATCGAGTTCCAGGGTGAATATTATCATTGTCAAAATTGCAATACGTTTCATTCGAGAAATGAATTGAAAGAACTGAGAGAGCAAAAGGGTTACCCAGATGGGAGATGGAATTGCCTTGTTTGTAAAAACGCTTTCCAAATCTACACACAGGAAAACGGGCACTCTCGTTACAGTATTGTTGAAAGGACCCTAGTTAAAGATCTAGCAATAGGAGATGAAGTTGTTTTCGCAACAGCTGGCAAAAATATATATGAATTGAAGAAGAAATATAAAAGAGGAAAAGGTAAAGTATCTCTTAGTTTTCTTGAATATGGTTCTACAACTGAGGATGAAGATGATTGGGTAAATCGTTATGTAGGACAATGGCATGGAGATACATCTCAACTCAAATAAAAAACCTCTTTCTTTTTTAGAATGAGGTTTTTTCATAAAGAAAAGAAACCCTAAGGTGCCTTCCTCCGACTTGAACCACTTTAATTTTAATAATATAGTTCTAAGTTTAAAAACTATAGGGCTTTGTAAGTAGTTTTTACGAAATTATGAGTGTTTTTTATTCTGTATTTCAATAAGTTCATCTTTAATCATTTGTATATAATGTTCTTTTTCTGTTAATTCAAATATAAATAATGCTTTATTCATGTTATTAACAACGTCTTCTTCATTATGTTGTTTAACCTTTAATAAATACTGACTTTTTAAATAGTATAGTTCACCTAATAGATATAAAGTGTTTAGATTAATAGCTAATTTGATGCCCTTATCAAGGTATTTTATTGCCTCTTCATGTTGATATGTGAGGTCTAAACATTTTGCTAAATTATAAATGATTTTTAATTTAATTTCTTTATCTCTAGGAAAATCTAACTTATTAAAGTTAGTTAAACATCTTTTTAATATATTAATAGATTTTTCGTATTCCTTGTTTTCCGCATACAATATAGAAGTTGACTGCATAATATCTATTTCTCTTTCTGATAAACAATCAATATTCGTTACAGTTAGTTTTAATGCATTATTTAAAAGAGTTAAAGCCAATTTTGTTGCGTTATTCACACGATATATAGCAATTGCTTCGTACCATAGTAGAAATTGTTTATCTTCTATTGATTGGAAATTATTTTCATTTTTCTCTTTTTTTACTATTTCATAAAGTTCTTCAAATTGTTTTTGCTTTGTACAATCGATCATTACATATTTTACATTTTGTACGTATTTTAATTTCTTGTTTTGAGTTAGTGCAAATATATTATTTGGATCAACACCAAGTCTTTCAGATAATTGATATAACAATATGCTAGATGGATAAATCACACCTTTTTCGATCTTGCTAATTTGGCTTTGTGAACATATTCCATGACATAATGCGGATTGAGATATATTTTTTGAAATTCGAAGTTCTTTAATGGTAATACCCAAATCGTTAAATTCCATTTTCTCCACCTACTATTTAGCGCTTTATTAGTATAGTATTCTCTAATCTTAATGTAATTTAAAATTAATTTAGTTGCAATTATTGTTTTTAAGGGCTTACCGTTTCTATAAGATGGAGAGGCTTTTTTCTACATAAAGAAAAGACACTCAAAGGTGCCTTCCTCCGACTTGCTCTTCTTTTAGAGAAATAAAAAGGTTTTAGTTGCTAGTTCTATTTGGCTGCTCCACAGTCCTTTTTTATTTTTAGCTAATGGATTCATTACATTATTTTGGTTAGGGGTTGGTATATTATTTAGAGTTACGATAGTTGGGCTGTGTCTATCTTCTGGAGTATCTTTTCTGCATTGGGAGGCTGTAGGATCACAACCGTTAGGATTAATTTGTACTAAATTTCCATTTATTTTTTCAACTGCTGTTCCCCAAAATATATGACCTAGTTCGTGCGCAACAGTTGATTCATTTAAACCATCATTAGCAGCATTACAAACAATGATATGTTGGTAACGTTTTGCATGGTTTATATCTGGATCATCTGGATCCTTTAAGTTAAACCATGATAAACCTATTGTTCCGGTTGAAGTTTCTGGGAACGGAGCATACCATACAGTTACAATTTTCGTACTTAATAGTTGATTATACATTTTAAAATCTCTTCTTATTCTCTGTAATTTTATCATTTCGGGACTATTTGCAGTTACTGATCCAAGCTGTGGGGGGAAATTAAAATTTGAGCCGAGGTCTTCGTTAGTTAAATGAATTCCTGGAGATATTTGAGCAATGGGGAATGGCCATATTTCTCTCGCAATCGCTAAGTCTGCATCTAATCTATCTCTACCATCTTTCTTAGTAGTTTCAGCACCCGGAAGATAAAATCCTATAACAATAACTATTGAAAAAAGCCCTCCATTAGTATCAGTGGGAATTGCTTCCGATGGTATTGGAAAGCCTTCCCCATCATTGATAACCACGTTATCATTACAGCGACAAGTATGCTCGCAACAATGATGATGTCTATGTGGCCATTTGTGTCGTTTTAACAATACGTTTCATCTCCTTTTTAATATGTTATGCTGCTAGATTTGTAGTGCTTGTACAAGCGCTTATATTTATAATCAAATAAAGAAAAGACACCCTAAGGTGCCTTCCTCCGACTTGAACCATCTTAATTTTAATAATATGTATTGGACGCCAATCCAAATATTATTTTACCATGTTTAATTATATTGGTGATTGAGAAATATGAATTGAATCTATTATTTTACTTTTAAGCTCTTTTCGTATTCTTTAGCTTCATCAACATTTTTAAATGTTTT